ACAGCGAGGTGATCGGAAACAATCCGGCCAACTTCGCAGGGGTCAAGTTCATGATGTACACATTGAAGGGGACCATGGAACGCTGCATGTGATTCCTCGTGAGCTAAAACTATGAAGCCTCGATGAAGAGGTGATATACTAATTAGGAGTGATACGCAATGGCCAAGAAAGGAACAAAAGGCGCCCAGTTGTCACTTGACGATTATGATTTCGGGAGCGAATTCGATTTCGAAGAATTCGACCTGGAACCAAAACCTGTCAAGACCAAACGCGAAGCAGTTGAACGCGTTGGTGCTGGTGTGCTGGAAGGTGCGAAGGGCGCTATCAAAAGCCCTACTTTCTTCCGTGAATTAGTACGGAATGCACTACCTCGCGGCTACGGTGACGCTCTTGATCTGGCAGATCAAGCCCTCTCAACCACCCGTGAGCTATACAATGAAGGCGCGAAGGAAGCCAAACCAGCGCTGAAAGAAGTAGCACGTGTGGTTGACAAATTGCTGCCAGCTGGCAGCAAGAACGTTCCAAAGCCAGTAGATAAATTGCTGCGCAAATTCGTCGATGCTAATAAAAGCTACAGCCCATCTGGTCTGACGAATTCAAATCCCAACGATTTGGCCGTGTCTGCTTTGCTGCAAGAGACGTTCAAATACACCTCTACCGAAGAATCCCGTCGTGAAGCCAAGAGCGATGCACGGCAGGGTATTCAAGATGCGATCTCTGCAGATCGTCATTCGGATAATGTCAATCAACTCGATGGCATTCGCAACGCTGTGGTGTCAATGGCGGCGTACCAACGCCGTATTGAATTCGGTTACCAGAAGAAATCGCTGGAACTGGCAGCACGACACTACTACGTGTCCGTTGATACGCTGAACGAGCACAAGCGTCAGAACGTTCGTACCACCGAGATGCTGTCTGGTATCCTGAACAACACCGCTCTCCCTGACCTTCTGAAAATGAAGACCAGTGAGAAGTTCATCGACATGATGCGCAACAAGGCCATGGCTGGTTTGCAAGACGGCATCTTTGGTCAGCGCAATAACTTCATGCAGAACATCGGTAAAGCCTTTCGCGATCAAGCGCTGGGCAGTGTCCGCGCTTTCGCTGGCGGCGCCATTGACGGCGCGCAAGGTTTGGAGATGTCTGCTGACGTCGCCGAGCAAGCCAAAGAAATGGGTTTCGATCGCTACCGCACCATGGGTAATCTGGTCGGTGGTGAGGGTACACGCTTTGCTGCAAAGCTGGGCGCAACCCGTGTCGGTAAAGCTATCACTGGCGGTAGCGGTGGTCTTACGAAAGGTATTCGCCGCCTTGGTGGTCGTCTGCAATTCGGTGTAGAGAACGCGCCCCAGATCGCGACTGACTTTTCAAACAGTGCCGTCGATGGTGAAGAGTACGCTCAGCGTGCGCTGGATAGCATTGCAGGTGATCGCCTGTCCGATGGTAAGAAGCGTGCACTCAGCGGTATTGCTGGGTCGGTAGCGAATCCAATTCTGGATCTGCTGCGTGGTACGATTCGTCGTGCTAATGCCCAGGACACGGAAGTGCGTGAAGGCGGCATTGGTGAGTTGACTGCGCCTGCCGCATTTACTAATCAAGCGCACCGTTCGTTGATCGAAGCCATCCCTGGTTATCTGGCTCGCATCTTGCAAGAGCAACAGATCGCTCGCACTGGTGATACATCTATCGACTTGATCCAATTCGATTACGCTAAGGGTGGATTCACCAAAACCAAAGCACTGCGTAAAGCCCTCTTCAACAAGTTGTTTGACGAAGACTCGAAGAAGGGTGTTCAGCGGGAGAAAGACCAGCTGCTGGAGATCGTTGATCCAGGCGCTACGCTTACACCAGAGCAACGCAAAGAGTTGTCGAAGATTCTGATGAATGACAACTTACGTGGTCGCGCTGGTTATGAAACCGGTCGTATCGGTAACTACACCAACGGCTACAACTTTGGTGAAAGTACCAACGGCGACCAGTTCGCTGAACTGTTTAAGAAGTTGGCTGAGAAAGACAAAGCAAACGACACAGGTCAAGTGTCGAATGACTTCGCTTCTCGTTTCCGCGGCGTAGGTCGTTCCGCTTCTGAGCGTCGTGGTAATATCCAGCAATTGCTGGACGTGTATCCACGCGAAACACTGGAGGACATGGGGCTGCTGCAACCAGGGTCGAAGAAAATCGACATGGATCGCATCCATAGCTACTTTGGTGGAGAAGAGTACGAAGCCAAAGGCATCCGTGCCGAAGGCGGTTTACGTGTTCTGCCTGGTGGTCGTGGTCCTCGTACCCGCATCATTAACCGCCAAGGTCCGACTCCACCACCAACGCCACAGGTCACCGGTGGCGATCCAGTCAACGAAACCAATCCGCTGCTGGAAGAACTGAAGCGTCTGATCGAGATCACTGAGAACCAGAATGCAAAGCCTGTGCTTGCAGAGATCAAAGATATTTTGGTTGCTATGCAAACGCGTCCTGAGCCAGCTGGCCCGGCAACACCGTCCGCAGCTAACCGCGTAATCGATGGTGCGGTTGATCTTGGTCGTACTGCCGCTGGCTTGGCAGGTGAAGCTGCTCGGAACGCCATGTCAGGCGCTCGTCGTTTGCGCCGCCGCGCTACCGTTGCAGGTAATCGTTTCATCAACGAAAACCAAGATACCATTGACGCTGCTCGCAGCCAAGTGGAATCAGCGGCTCGTCGCGCATCCGTCATGGGTCGTCGGGCGCTGCGTCAACAGCGAGGTCCAGCGAACAACCTGCGTGATCGTGCTGAGGAAATGTGGAACGATCGTCCTGGTCTGGAAGAGCTGCGCGATATGCTCAGCGAACGTCTGAGTCAGGTAGGAGCTGCTGCTAGCTCTACGATGAACAATGTGCGTGAGCGAGCAGGCATTGCTGGTAGTCGACTTCGCCAACGTGCTCAGGAACGTACCACCGCAACACCTCCGTCAGCAGAAGATGCAGCTAGTGCAGAACATCGCGCTACTGTACTAGGTGAGATCAAGGACATCCTGACTAGCATCAAGGAACGCTTGGAAGACGGCATTATGACGATGGGTTACCCAGAAGACGGACAGCTGCCTCCTGGCATCCTGCGTCGTGCTGGAGGCGCTGCTCGTCGTGGTCTGAGCCGTTTGAACATGCGTCTCTCCGACGTGGCTAAAGGTCTCTGGAAAGGCGGCAAGAAGATTGTTGGCATGGGCGCTAGCATTGGTAACAGTATTGCTGGTAACGTGCTCGGCACTGCTTGGAAGCTGACCAAAGGTGTCTCTGGTATTGCAGGGGATATTGTTGGTGGTGCAGCCGGTGGCGCTTATCGCCGTGCTCGTGGCTTTGTTGATATCTACGTCGGTAACGAAAAGAAACCGCGGATGTATGGTCGTATGCTGCAAGAAGGCAATGTCTACTTTGACAAAGCCACCAACAAACCCATTCGTCGTCTGAAGGATATCACCGGCACTGTTGTTAAGCGCACTTCCGCTGGCGAAGAGGTGGTGCTCGAAGATACCGAGATCGAGAACGCTTGGCAGCGTGAAGGTCCTGTCAAGAAGACGCTCAAGGCCATGGGTGTGGTTGTTAAGACTGCGGCCAAGTTGGGTAACGGTTTGGTTGGAATGGTCATGGCTGGCATTCCGCCTGTGTACCGCGCTGCGCTCTTTGGTGTGAAGAAAGCTTGGGGTCTGCTGGATTTGCCTCAAGACATCTTTGTCAAGGACCGTCTGGATAGCCCAGCGATGACAGCAGTGCTGATGCGTGCAGGGAGTTACACCTCTGCCGTGTCTGGCAAAGCTATTACCAAACCCTCAATGATTGATGGTCCGGTGTTGATTGGCGATGAAACTGTGTTGACGCACGATGACATCCGAAAAGGTTTGGTGGATAAAAACAACAAACCGATCAAGACTGGACTGCGGAAACTGTTGAGCTTTGCATTCGGCGGTATCAAGAGTGGTTTGAAACTCGCCGCCAAGGCAGGCAAGATGGTAAACAATGCAGCAATGGGTCTGGCTAAGGGCGGGATGAAACTGGGTGGTAAATTGGTAAAGGGTGCTGTCTCTGTCGGCGGTGGTGCTTTCGATTTGCTGCGTGGTCGTAATCCATTCCGTCAAGGTCAGGCGGGTGAAGTATCCGCACAGACGGCTCAGGTTGCTGCTGAATCCGTATCGTACCTGAAAGAGATCCGCGACCTGCTGAAGGATCGCTTGCCTACTGCTCGCAAGAAGATTGCGGGTGACGTTGACGGTGATGGCGATCGTGATGGTAGCTACGAAGACCAGATGGCCAGCAAGAAGAAAGTAGAAGACGCGAAAGCTGCTGCTACTGCTCAACCCGGTGCTGTACCAAAGCCTGGAGCTGGCGGTGTTGGTATCATGGGTGGTCTGAAAGCCATGTGGGATAAGTTCCGCGGCAAGAAGAAGAAAGGTGAGGACGAGGAAGATGATGAAGATGGCGACATCAACATCGACATGGATGGCGACGGTCGTCGTGGTCGAGGTCGTCCGCGTCCTCCTCGCGCAGCGCCTAAAGGCTTCTGGGGCAAGGCAGGTCATTACGGTAAGCAAGGTCTGAAGTTGGGTGGTAAGGCTTTGAGCTGGGGCGCTAAAGGTGCCATGGCGCTGACTGGTTTGTCTGGCTTGGGTTTGGGTGGTGCTGCGATGGGTGCCGGTAGTGCGATTGCAGGTGGTGTAGCATCTGCCGCAGGTGCGATTGCCACCGGTGCAGGTGCGCTGGCTACCGGCATTGCTGGTTTGATCTCTGCACCTGTTCTGTTAGGTGCAGCAGCAATTGCTGGTGTGGCCATCGGCGGTTACTACGCTTACAAGTACCTGACCAAGAAGAAACTCGGTTTGCTGTCTCGCATCCGTTATACCCAGTACGGTTTCTTCCCTTCTGACAATGATCATGTCAACGCAGTATTCGGTTTGGAAGACAAGCTGAAAGAAATGATCGTCTACAGTAAGGACGGTGCCAAGTTGGACCCCAAACGTGTGGATCACAAAGATCTCCTTAAAGACTTCGATGTTGATGAGGACGATAAAGAAGCTTTGAATAACTGGCTTCGCTGGTTCTCTGGTCGTTTCAAACCAGTGTTCCTGACACACGTGACTGCTCTGAAAGGAACTGCCGGAGATAAATGGTTGTCGGATACCGATGACCTGGAACCGGATGTCGCCTTGAAGTATCTGAACGCGACACGCTTCCCTGAAGGTCCGTACAACGACGATACGTCGCCGTTTAAGGATTTGAAATCACTGCCTGCAAGTGGCGGTGATGTCAAGGCAATCATTCAACTGGCCGAAGAAGAACTGAAGAAGAAAGTCAAGGCTGGCCCGAAAACAGGCGCTGAAGTTGCTGGCGGAGTTATTGCTGGTGCTACAGCGGCGGGAGTTGCTAATCCTGTATCTGGACTGAATAATGGTCCTGATCAACCTGCGACGGCCGGCTCTGGTATATCTGCTTCCGGTATTAGTCAGAAGGTGTTGACTGAGGCAGCCAAGGGAGCGATTGGTGCAGGACAGCTGACCGGTGGTCAAGTTGCTGCTGCTGGTTCATCTGCAGTACTGCAAAGTCTGGGTGTGGATCGACTCGATGGTTTGGATGTGGTGCGATTGAAGTCGTACGGTTTGGTTAAGATGGAGTTGGAGAAAGTCCGCTCGATCATGGCGCTTGAGAAAGACGTCACCGAAAACCTGCGCTTTGATAAGAACGTGGCGAACTGGTCTGGTTCCTTGGAGCAAATCCTGTCCAAAAATGGTCCGGCGTTCGGCGTAGATTTGTCGAACGAGTCACGTACTGCAAACTGGCTGAACTGGTTTAACCAGCGCTTCCTGCCTGTGTACCTGAATTACGCAACATTGATTAAGGCACAGACAGGGAAGGACGTTCCTGCCGATGGTAAGATCGCATTGAAACCAAATCAGATTGTGGATGTCGCCACTGGCTTGTTTACAACCAGCGGCAATGGCGGGAGTGTCTGGAATGTCAGCGCTTCTCCATGGGACAGTTACGAGATGAATGGCGACGTGCGGTCCACGGATGGTAACATGCAAGGGTTGAAAGACTCTGCAAAGGCAGCTGTTCTGGCAGAACCAGGCGGCAAGTCAGCCAACCAACCATCAGCCAACAAGAGTTCTGCGAACTCCACGAGTTCAGAAGCGCCAAAGTCAATCACTCAAAAGGTTGGCGGAGCGATCTCGAGCATGTGGCAGAGTGTGAAAGACACAGTGACCGGAACTTCTACAACGAAGCCTGGTTACACAAGCGGCCCTCCAGTTGGCGGTGGTGCAGGAACAGCAGGCGGCATTCCTTCTGACATGGGTGGCGGTCGTGAGGTCAATCATCCAGGACAAGGAACAGCAGGAGACATCAATCAGATTCCTAAACCTACGGGCAACAAGTCGTGGGCGGCACTGAAAGATACGATTCTGTCGGCAGCGAAAATGGTCGGGGTGGATGGTAAACTGATGGCTGCCATGGCGGCTATTGAATCAGGCTTTGATTACACCGTGAAAGCGGGTACGTCATCAGCGTCTGGTCTTTATCAGTTCATCACCGATACATGGAACATGATGGTGAAGAAGTACGGTGGCAAGTATGGCATTGGGCCAGGCACCTCACCAACTGATCCACGAGCCAATGCCCTGATGGGTGCGGAGTACATCAAAGATAACATGGCAGCATTGGAAGGCAAGTTGGGTCGCCCCATTACTGACACGGACGTCTACTTCGCGCACTTCTTGGGTTCGGGCGGTGCAAAGAAGTTCTTGACCGCTGACCCGAACGCCATTGGTGCTACGCTGTTGCCAGCTGCAGCCAATGCAAACAAAGGGATCTTCTACGCGAAAGACGGGACTCCTCTGACTGTTGGCCAGATTTATCAATTGGTCAATGATCGGGTGAAGAACAAGGCGAAAGGTTTTGGTATTAACGATGGCGGTGAAGCGCTGGTTGACAGCTCAGCTACCGCCAAAGGTGTACCAGGAACCACCAGTGATAAAGGCGCGGCCGGCGGTAAGGCAGGCGCTGCCATTGCAGGTTCGCCATCTGACGCAAAGAAAGATGCTGGCGCCCCAACTACGCCAGCTCCAGCAACCAGTGCCGCTTCCAGCTCACCTGCTCCTGCGGCGAAGACGCCAGGTACATCGGCGTATGGTTTAGGTGCAACTGTGCAAAAGCCAACGGCCGATGCATCAGGCACGCCTGCTCCAACCTCGGCACCAGCATCAGGACCAACCAGCAATGGTATCCCGATTGGCGTCTTGGCAAGCGGCTTCACTCCAGCCCGCTCACTGAACGATCAGTTTGGTGCAGCAAAGCAGCAAAACGATGTCCGAGTCTCCAACCTCAAAGACACGAACGATATCTTGTCCAAGTCGTACGAAACATTGGGCACGATCTCGAATACGTTGTCTGACATCAAAGGGTTGTTGGGTGTCGGAGCCTCAGGTGCCAAGGCTGCTGAAGCCTCTGGTAACAGCAATGCAATACCAACGTCGCAAAGTGCACGCAATGCGGATAAGCGCGTAAAGGATCTTCCTAAGCCACCAATCAGTGTTGCGCGTCCAGCTGCACCGTACTAAGGTGATGGGGTGGGGTAACTCCCACCCCTTGCTTCTTTTCAACCTAAGGATTCTTTTTCATGGCAACTAAATTAGACTCCCAGTGGATTCGTCGTTCCTTCCTTGTAAAGAAGGACGAACTTGATCCACAGTCGGATGACTTCAAGCGTCGCTTCTATAGTAGCGCTTTGATTGACTATACGGATACCCGCCCAGGCGGCAGTCTGTGTATCAATCCGCCTGCGCAGCGTACGCGGTTCGCCGACATCCGGATCAAGAACGCCCTGACAGGAAGCCTTGGCAAGGGTCGCTGGTACAAAGAGACGATCGACGATAATTCGCAGATCATCCACATGCGGTTCGGGGTCGAGCAACATAACTCCCTGACCAGTTTCTTCACCGGATTTTACAACAGTGCCGCGAGTCAGATTGCGCGCACTGGTCGCGCTAGCAATAAATTCTTCTACGCACTCGGTAAGGTGGCCGGCTTCGTGGTTCAGCTGGCTTCATGGAAGTTGTTGGCTATCCATTTCTTGGGTGCAGCAATTAACTTCCTGACCAAGGAACCCCACTCCAAGTTTTACTATTCCAAGCCAGCCATGCCGCTGTATTGGAATGCAGTCACCACCATGGTCAATCACATGGCAGTGAACCGCGGCGTCGTGCCTCGTGTCTTTGGTGGCGCCTCAGCAGTTCTGGAACCAGGTTACACTGGCGCCGAAGCTGGTGCTACCATGAACAAGATCATGCCGACGATCTTTACACCGAAAGGTAGTATCGACGTCTATGCGCTCGCCAACCGAGCCAAGCGTCTGGAACGTCAACGCATGAAGCTGCTGGAAGATCGTCTTGACAAAGCGCAAGAAATGGGTATCACGGATCTCCAGAAGGTTATTCGCGATGTCATGAACACTAAGCTACCGACTGCTACGAGTGCAGAGCCGTCGTTGGAAGGTTACCTTGCTCGCTGGTTTACAGTGGCAGAACCAAAGACAGGAGATGCAGAGAAGACCAGTGCCAATGAAACCGTGGAAGACACGTATAAAACAGGCACCGATGGAAAGAAAGGGTATCTCAGTTCGGTACTTGACTTTACCAAGGCAGAGATGGATGATGGCGGCGCTTTTGCTTCCTTCCGAGTTAACGCCACGGGTCCTGTGAATAACTCCTTCACGAACTCGGTGGGTGAATCGAACCTGTCGTCCAAGATCAACGGTATGTCTGCTGATGCACGCAGTAAGAAGTTTGACTTCGCTGGCGGTAATCTGGTGGGCGGTGCTGTTGGTGCAGCATTCGGTGCTGTAACCGATGCGGTGATGTCGTTCGGTCAAGGTGTGTTGGACTCGGTTCAGATGTCTGGTTTGGCTACACTGGCAGGTTCTGCCTTCGTGGACATTCCTAAGTACTGGCAAGGTTCGACTGCTAACTTGCCGACATCCACTTACACCATCAACTTGGTGTCGCCATACCACAATCCGATCTCGCAGATCCTGAACATTGACATCCCTCTGGCGATGTTACTGGCAGGTGTCTTACCCAAGTCAACTGGTGCACAATCGTACACTGGTCCATTCTTGGTCGAGCTGTATGACCGCGGTCGTTGTCAAACCCGCCTCGGCATGATTGACTCGTTGTCCATCACACGGGGCACCGGTAACGTCGGCTTCAATCAAGACGGTAAGGCGCTGGGCGTTGATGTGTCCTTCACAATCGTGGATATGTCGTCTGTGCTGCACATGCCCATTACCGAGAACTTCAGTTTCATTGAAGGTGCTGCTCAGGCAGTGGGTAGTGCTGTGGGTGGTGATGTAGGTCAGATCGCTGCAATCACATTGACTGGCGGTGCTTTCACGGAAGACACCGTGTTCTCCGACTATCTGGCGGTATTGTCAGGGATGGCGCTGAATGATCAGATCTACGGTTTCCAGAACCTGAAACTGAACTTGACCCGCAAGATGGCTGCGTTCGAGACTTGGAAGAGTCCTGCACACATGGCCAGCTTCTTGGGTGACACCTTCCCGATCCGTGCTCTGAGTATGTTCTATCGTGGTACGGACAAACAGTAACAAAAAAGAAAGACGGCATACACTCCCTCTACCCAAAAGGGTAGAGGGAGCTATGTCGACTATTCGCCGCTATAACCATTACCGCCGTTGATTTCATTGAACGGTTTACCATTGACCATGATGTTCTTTTCACGTGCCCAGATCAAATACTTCTGGTGGTCTTCTTCTTTCTTCGCTGCCTTGGCCGCATCAATCTCATCTTGCGACGGACCGACAGGCGCTGGCTCTGGCAACGTTGTCACGTTTGGCATGGTGTCCGTTGTGATGCTGGTGTAGGTCATTGGGAAGTTCTTCTTCAGTTCATCCTCAGGGGAGGATGGCGGAAACATCGTAGCCATGGAGAAGTACTTCAGATCCGAATTCCCTTCACTGCCAACCGCACCTTGTTGCATCATGCTACAGAAGTTGGAATTCCCTTCACGTGCCAATGAGATGTCCACCACTGGATAGTCCACCACCTGCGCGCCCGAATCCGGGTCAGTCTTGTAGCGATCGTCCCGCATCCAGCCTTCATCAAGATCGCCGAATGCGCCAGTGACCTCAGTGAAATCTTGCCGGGTCTGTTGCGCAGGATTACTTGACGTCGATGGTGTAGTCTTGAAGTTAGTTGCTACAGAACTGATGGTGCTCTTGCTAACAGAGGACAGCGCTGGCTTGCCTACTACGCTAACGATGTCGCGGATACCGCCAATGTTCCCGCTCTTGGAAGCGAAACTGATCGCAGCTGTCGCAGCTGATGCGAGGATGGAACGATCGCCACCAGCTAAGGTGGATACGGACCTAAATGAACCAGGCAATCCTGAACTCATGCCACCCATTGCTAAACCAGAGATCAGACGGGACGTGCTATCTTTATCAACGATATTGAGCGGATTCGATCCACCAACGACATTGTTGATCAACGATGACATCTGGTACGACTGGGTAATCTGGCTTGGTAAGAGCTTGCTAGACAGGCCACCCAAACTACCGGTGTTAGCGAACGAGCCAAGGTTCGATGGAATAGGCGAACTGAAGGCGCCAGTCATGGATGCAGGTAGCTTACCGTTGCCTAGGATACTTCCCAGAGAGGTCAAACTCCCGGAGTTCAAGCCAGGAATACCCGTCAACGAGCCACCACCAAGACGCGACATCAGACTTGGACCAGCTACCGCAGCCGCGATCTTCGTCAGACCACCAATGCCACCCACAGCACCTAATGCCGATGTGCCGAGTGCTTTGGCCTTATCCAACAGGCCACCCCCTGAGCTGGATGCTTTGTCTTTCAGTGTACTGGCACCAGCTAGCAATCCGTTCTGATTGATTGGCAATTTAACTGACATTGCCAACCCACCGCGCAGTTCATCGCCCAGACCAGCATTTTCATCAGCGAGGTAATCCGCGTTGATCTTGGGGAGATTATTGATGACGCTGTCATCTTTAACCTCATAGGCGTCGACTGTCGCCAAGTCCTCGTCTGGTCCACTGAGGAAAGTGGTGTTCGCCAGTGCGCGGTTATTTAACATGCTGTGCCTTTTTGAACAAAAAAAAGAATGCCCCCGAAGGGGCACTCAGCCAAAGCTGATTAACGTGCGATCAGTTTAGCGTACTCCTCGTTACTTGGCAGTTCAGGAGTTTCACCTTTCTGCATCAGCGTACGGAGTTCGGTTAACGAGTTCGTCAGGATCGCGCCTTCCGGTGGCCGGATTGGCACATTGCCAGGACCGAACAAGAAGTATTCATCGAAAGGAGCTTCAGACGCCAGGAAGAGTGTTGCTATCACAGGATTGTGGTTCAACTTCGCCAGGATAGCTGACATCATGACACGCTCTTCATTTGGGATATCGCGCTCAACCAACTTACCTGCTTCGAGTTGCTTACGGTAATGCGTCTTCGCTTGCGCGCCCGTCAGCGAACGGAAGGAGTCGTCGCAGCATCCCGTTTTCACATACAGCATGAAACCTTCGATGCACTTGAAGGGACCGAAGTAGGGGTGTTCGAAACGAGCAACGTAGTAGGTCGAGAGGATGCGGCCGAGTTTATTCCGGCTGCATTTGTAATGGACGTTGATGTGGCCAACCCCATCAGCTGCGGGATTGGGCAGGGGAGTACTTGGAGTTTCAGTTTTTGTCTTCATCATCGTTGCCAGTGCAAAGCGGTTCAAGGACCTATGCCAATGTATTGTTGATTATTATCGTCATCATCATCATCCTCGTCATCGAGGAATGGAATCTGCTCCTGGTCGTCAGGACGTTTTGGCATCGTTGCGTCGGGGTTGTCCGCCAGCTCTTCATCGAACATCGGGACATCCTTCAGGCCGTCATTCAAATTGACCATCACCCGGTGGGTGGTGATCGTACCGTCATGATGACGCGCCTCGAGCGTGATACGGAATTCCAGGAACTGCATGAACCTCATGCACTTGCAGAACACTTTCCAACTCATGGTGGGGTTGGAGAACTCCTTGTTCAGATTGCCGCGGTTGTTAAACCGTTCTTTTGGATTATCCGGCACATGGTTCTTTGGATCGTTCAGAAAGCGATCCATGAGCATGCTGAAGCGATAGCCAGAGACCCTGGTGTCTTTCAGGATCACACGCCACAACTTGGAGAGCAAGCCGACGCTCCCATACGTTTTGTGTATTTCTTTGTTCGGATCATCAAGCATCCGGGAGATGGGCTTGACTTTTGGTTTCTTGACCATGCTGTACCTCAAAAGTAAAATAGAATGCAGCGATATCGCTATCTGCACCAAAGAGATGGAAGGGCTATGCGTGATTCTTAATCGCTGCACTTGTCTCTTCAAGAGAAAGACCTATTTCGATCAATACATGAAACAGGGAATTGAGCATCCGTTGGTTATACGTCTTGGTGTCGTGCTCGATGTGTTTAGCATCGTCAACCGCCTGACACAACGCAATAACTGCCGCCGAGAGTTCTTGCAGCTTCGCATGAAGCGAATCCAGATAAAAGCCATCGGCAGTAATGAAGAACCGATTGAGTGGTTTTTTGATGAGTTTGTAATCGCAACGTGCACTCAACACGTAGCCGCCATGTTCCAAACTGCTGATATGACTGGCGAGGTCATTGATACATGCTTCGATGTTTTGATGCACTGTAGGTATGGTCCGACCGTGACCGATGCTCTGCTTGTACTCAGTGAACGACTTCCAATCAATCGTTTCATACAGCAGACGACAACGATCCATAGGGGTCAATTGTTCAGGGATACTATCTTCCAGCTCGATGCCCTGAAGTTTGGCAAACCAATCCTTAGCCCATTGCCAGAGGAAACTAGACATTCAACACTCCTTTCAAAGTCATACACGGTAGGTATACTATCTTAATGATATAGTTTTGAGATTTAATAGCGTAAATCTCGAGGATTCCCCCTTTCTGTTAGGAGTAAGTCATGCAGGACGAAATTGACGAAGAGTATGAAGTAGGCCCTAGCGATAACCCACCTGCTCCGGCCGCCACGGCAGCGCCTCCTGTTCCAGACGATCTGGCGACGGATATTGATTTCCTGGACTTGGATGCAACGCTGGCGTTCACCCAGAAGAAACGCGTCAGGGTTATCAACCAGATCAACAAGAACTTGCACCAGATCGAAGATCCAGCCATGATCTCGGCCATGCTCAAGGGCTTGGGTGATATGGATAAAGCTGTGATCTCCCGCCGCCGGGTTGGTATCGAAGAAGAAGCCAGCAAGACCGCCGATCAACAAGCCCGCAACAGTGCAGAGATTCTGCGTTCTATCAACGCAAAACTCTTCCAGGTACCAGCAGAGGCCGGATCTGCACCACGTGAAACACCGAAGCTCCCAGACGACATTATTCCAGTCATGGTGCCAGGTGAAACGGATATCCAAACGCATCAGTTGTCATACGACGCCTTCGCTAAGGGCATCCAACAAGAACCTGCTTGAATTGTATCGCCAACGAACCGCTGCTACCCTGCTCTTGCGAGCGGGTAGCAGTGGGCGTTTATGTCGTCAATTAGGTTGGCTTAACAACACTAAAGAGTTCAATTGGCAGTAGCTGAAGAGAAACTCCACCTGATACAGCTTTTTCGATTGCTTCAAAAGGATTCCATTCAAACTGTGTTTTCAGTTCATTGAGTTGTTCTTCAGTCGGCGTTTGAACATGATAGATAGCAGGGGCGTACAAAGTAACCTCGGTCATGGGTTTCTTCATGATCGCTTGCTGTTGCGTCGAAAGCCAGTTCTCGTAGTCATACATCAGCATGCCCGAGTAATTTGACTTGCAGTGATCCGGGGTTAGCTCCGCATCAGAGAGGTGAGTTGTTTCCACTTTGAATGGTATTCCTACCGTGGTGAACTCTTCCATCTTTAGAGCGATTACCTCCAACAACTGCGCCGTGTCTTCCTCAGAGAGCGAGTACGGATACGTATTGACAACAATGCGCACACCTTCGTGGAATGGCCTGGTAAGTGCTTGCTTCATCAGCGAGGTAACGATTTTACGCAGCAATAACAGGACCTCGGTTAAGGTCGAGAGGGCGAGCGTTTCGACATCGCGATTGGCGTACAGGGCGTTATAGGCGTCCACGTCTACACCTGGGAATTTATCATCCATGCGGTGATGATAGTTGCCCGTTAAAACTTTCAGGACAAGATCGTCTCCACCCAACTTGGCAATGGTACCGATCCTGGTATCGAGAAGTACGTCTAAAGGAACGTATATCCCGCTGAGTGCTTGACTCATGGTTTATCGTCTTTCAGGGGTTTGGGAAGACTGCTACTCTTTTTATTTTTTCTCAACCGGTGTTTTCAAGACCGGATGGTCAAGGTCAATGAATGCAAAGATCAGCATTACAATAACCAGCCAGGTATTCGCGACGATGATAGCACGCGCCTGACTCGCGTTTGGTAATTCCTCTAAGAAATTGGGTGGCATGCAGACACTGTCGTCAGCAGCAGTTGATTCTTCTGCTGACACAAACAGTCCGGCGTCCATGTCTTCCGACATGGCGATAGCCAAGTCCAGCAAGATCGCGTTTGCGACACTCCTGCCTTGGCCTCCCGAAATGTTCATGAAGAAAACAAACCTGGTATTCATGAACCAAGAACGGAGAATTTCATCGTTGAAGATGAATTTGTCCGCCAGTTCAGTGAGCATATCCTTGGTACCCAAGAGATGCGCATTCCATTCGCCAAGCAAAACGATCAGCTTGGAGCGAACGTACACAGCATCGTCAGAGGACAAATTCCGCAAGGTCTGCTCCATGGCAGCGATAAATCGGCCCTTGACAAGATCAACGTCGTAGGCCACTGGAGTAGGTTCGTTCATATCTCTCACAACGTGTTACTGAGGTGCATAGCGTTGAAATACGTCGACAGCGAACGCGTCGACTCAACACCACCCGCCAAGTGTTCAATGGATTCCATCGACACCGCGCCAGTCTTATCGATCATGTCGTTCATCGCATCAAATGCCTTCACGTCACCGCCCCTGGCTTTCAGGAACTCGGTAATCATTTCAGGCAAATCGAGCGCTGCCAACACTTGGATCTCAGGCGACGAGAGCTTACTGCCTTTAGAGTCACCCGAAGGCTGACCAGTGAGTTCGTCTATGGAGCGGTTGTGCTTTGGAATACGTGCTTTCTTATCCACGAGCTGAGCCTGGCGACGATACGGCAGGTCCAGCACGATATACCTCTTATTCGTCAGATACGCCGGCGTCACACCGTCACGCGGATCGATCAGGATGCGACTGTAAAAGTCGTGCCCCATGTCTTTACCCATTGCCAACGCATTTTCAATGGTCAGCGGACTGTCAGACAAGTTCGGTGCGATGATCGGTAAGCGTATCTCACGATTCTTCAGCTTCAAATAGAACGCGTGGAAAGCCTGGTCGTCCATACCAGCAAACAGATCCTTGTAGATCTGCGTAGTAGGACCACCAGGAGCCATCTGTTCGATGCGCTTAAGAATAACTGCTTCAGCTGCGGCGCGGTTTCCAGCCATGGTTGTTTTCCTTCTCATCCTTTTCAATGTGGACAAGAACAACGCGGCAAGGGATTTCAAGTTCTTGCATGCGATTGATCATGTCCCGGGTGCCAGATGACACCCCGTCATAGAAAGTGATAAGATAGTTGCCAACCTCGGACATCTCCTCGTTGCGCCAAAAGCCTGCAAGGAGGTTGTATTGCTTACCGTCGCCACGAGTGCGAACCACGGCACCCTCTACGTCAATTTCATCCCAACGGGGATGGAACTCGACCCAGGAGTAACCGTTCTTCTTGCACCAACGAATGATTAAGTCGTCAGCGCCACTCTTAGCAGCACCGGTGATGAACACTACTTTCTTCTTGTCTTCTTCCTTGTCCAACGACAAGTCTTTCAACAAGCTCCAGATGTGTTCATCAAAGAGGACGACATCTTCAAAGCCGCGACTGCCGGCTACGATGATGCGCCACTCAAAGTCCTTTAGGCAATCTTTTTCAAGAGGCCCGTTTTGATCGCGCATGGGATTACCTCGGAGTCGAAGAGACGGGACCAGTCTTCCAGCGTGCACTGGCCATTCATCAGGCAGCCACGCGCGTTGCGGGTGCTCAGGATTTCGTCCGTAGTTGGCAACGACAGGAAGATCGATGTCCAGCAACGGTTGATGTGGAAACGTTGAACGTTGACGTCGTCCGTTGCCAGGGCTTCAGGATTCAAACCCTTCAGCCATTCCTGTGGATTGATGATACCATTCTTCTCCAGCAGATAAATGACGTGATGCGCCAGAGAAAAGGGCTTTTCTGCTGGAACATCGCTTTCTACAGTATTCGTATCCATGGTATTATATTATCTAAATGTTAACGTTTGGAAATGTTTGCCTATTTTCTAAGCAACTTAGGACAGAGCAATGTCACGGATCTTCCGTGCTTTCAGCAACTTGCCGCTGGCGCCACGTGGGTAGAACATCACGCGGTCGCGATGATACTCATGCATACCGTAGGGACCAATGACAGTCACACAAGGTGGGTTAACTTCCTGGAGATCGATCCGCTCAAAGCGACCGTCCTCCATTTCACTTTGCTCACGCATGGTGGTGATCGAGCCACACGTGTATTGATACGCAGGCTTCCAACCATCTTCCACCCGATGCGTATCAGGCAGGCCAGTGATAACGTGAATGCTGCCTCGCTGCTTATGCTTCAGCGCCGTACCGATTGGGTACAGCGGTTTGTTGATATCGGCCATCGTTACTCCTTGGCTTTCCAATACAGCTCAACATCACCTTGGTCACGGAAGAATGGAGCCGTCTTCAGTGGCAATACTTGTTGCAGCTGGTAAGCAGGTTTGTTATTGTGAGTGCACTCGTTCGGGGTTTTCGTCACCCGATACGTGGCAGGAAACTGCTTATGTTCAATTGTTTGCCCTTTGTGGAACAAACAATTGTTGGTGGAACGACTTAGCATTACAAATACTCCAGTTAGGTACGACTAACCGGTGAACCAGGCAAACGCCGTTTTGATGATGGACATGGTTACTTCTTTGTAGAACAACCATTTAGGCCAAACAAGGGGCCAGATCAAAAAGTCGATGACTGCCCAGAACCAGCTTTTATGCATTGACATGCCAATGATGGCAGTCAACGTGCCGAAGATCAAATAGAAAGGACGGAGCAACATGTATATATCCTCATATCGGAGGGATTGGTCAGCCAATCCCTCCTTGTAAATTAAGCAGCTTTAGCGAAGCCGTACAGCTCTTTGCCTTCCTTCATGTCGCTCAGCAACGGGCCGTAAGCTACGGTGTTCAGGATCTTCTCGAACGGCCCCTTGTTGATCTTGGCTGCTGCTTCAGGACCAACCAGCTTGTCGTACCAGTACGGATGGTAACCGCCGTGGTACATACGCCACAGGTCGATGGTCGACAGTTCTGGGATTGGACTTTCACCCAAGCACCAGTAACCGCGCGTCTGGAGCAGAACAGTCCAGTCGTAGCCGCGTGCGGTCAAACCCTTGTGCAGCTCGTCTGGTGCCACGAACCAACCTTCTTCCGTGACCCACGACCAGTGCTCTTCCATCTGCTTCATTTCCATCGTGAAGTTCAGCGCACGGCAGAACAATGGATCTTCATCGATCTTCGCTCGTACAGTGTTGCGGGTAGCAGTCACACCTGGATACAGATGCATGGCCATGATCGAACCGCCGCCGCCGGATACTTCCATGCCCCAGCGCTTACGGGAACGCAAGTAGTGGAACTCGCTCAGCTCCGGCAGCACACCAGTCTTTTGCGAGACGAGGATTTCGTGCAACACACCCGATGGTCCACCTTTACTGCGCAGCTGCTTCAGCTTCGTCAGCTGCAGGTCGGAGTCTTTCGGACGGGCCGTCTTCGGATCGATTGGGTATTCCGGCTTCAGGTCGTCATCCCAGTACTTGTCCGATTGTTCAATCCACCAGCAATCGTGCGTGGCGAAGGTGAACTTGGAGGTAGCGCCCTTGAGTGCTTCGCCGGACGGCAGGTTCTTCAGCTGTTGGCGCGGTGGCGCATGTGGCGAGGCGCCGATGTCGGTGTTCTTACCGATCTGGGCGACCAGTACGGTGTAGTTGTTGGCCTGGATCGTGACGCGTGGCAGTTCGGACAGGAAGTTGGTCTTCACCAAACCTGCACGCATGTTCAGGATGTTCTGCGCGCCAGTGCCCAGTTCGGTCTTATCGCGAACAGCGTCCATGTCGTCGGTGTCGAAGTCGGTCAACGAATCGACGGCGCAGAATGTTGGAACGAACATCTTGAAGTGCGTCTTGCCACCACGGTCCATGAACGGCGTGTCGAAGCTGTTCTTGCGGTCCTTACGCTTGCCGTCCAGCCAGTCCTTGATCATGTCGAAGAACTTGTTGCCGCTGTACTGAACTTTGTTGGTCAGACTGAATCGACCAGCCGAGAACAGATCACGGTTGCACAGAACCTTGACGGCCATTTGCAGCTCGGTCATGCGTGGTTCGTTCTTGTTGATTTCGGTATCGTAGAAGATACCGGCGCTTGGCGTTTCGAAGGTCCAGGACGTTACCCGCCCCATGGCGGTGTACATGAACCATTCGGCCAGCGTCGACTTGCCGACGTTGCCCTTGGCAGCGATCCCCAGAATGTAGGAGAAACCACCAGAGAGAACGTTCTGGCGATGGATGCCTTTGTAATACGTGCCATTCAGGATATCAAACCCTGCCCCCACTGGAATGGATGGATTGATATACGCTGCTGGCTGAAGGGTACCGGGTAATAAGCTCACTGCTTGCTCCGTGTTCTATTGAATTCAAATGTTTGTTTTACTGCTACATGGCCAGATGATTGCTGGCCTTGGTTTAATTTTATGTAGATAATTCCGTTATGGATAACGGCGACAAGCCTCCTTGCCAACTTTTGTGAGACGATCATAATCATGCATTCCAAAACCCCACTCCTGACCATTGATCCGCTCCAAGAGATCAACCACCTGCGTAACGTCATCAGCCAGGAAGCCATCTCCATGGATGGCATCGTGAACTCGTTGCAAAATCTGATTCCGAGCATCCAGAAGCACTTCCATGGTTTCATCCAAGGCTTCGCCAAGAACGAACCTGCCATCCAGCTGAAGGGCAATGAACGCGACTTCATCAAGCAGTTGGATGGTCGTGTGTACCTGAACCTGGCACCACTGCTGGCATACGTTCCAGAAGGCATGGAAGGCAGCTACATGGAGTATCTGCTGACACTGAAGGACGCAGTACAGCATTGCCATGACCGCACGCTGAAAACGCTGAACGACTATTCCGTTTACCTGGCGCAGATCATTACCAACCGCCAGATGAAGATGACGACCATGCCGCACGAAAGCATGTACGCCAAAATGGAACAAGAGCGTACTCAGCTGACCGTTCGTCTGGCCAAGCACTTCAAAGCGGGTTCGTCGAAAGCCGAATCAACCTACGGCGAAGTCGTGGCCCGTAATGCGGAATGGGTTGATGTCTTTCAGCTGGTCAATCAAATCGACCTGATGGCCAACAGCATCCGCCGCGACGATCTGCACAAGAAAGCAGAAGAGTGCAACGCCCAGCTCAACACCATCATCAAACAGATCCGCAACAACGAGTTCGAAGGCGCCGGTCCTGAAGTGACCAACAACCTGTCGAACGGCGCGTACCAATCTGGCGCTGAACTGGAGCTGTTTGCAACGGTTTACTTCCGTGTCATCGTGGTCAACCAAGCCATCGCCGACACGATGAAGAAAGTCACCGACATCCTGAAGCAACAAAAGTAAGGGCATAACCTCCCATCTATTCCCATTGGCGGGGAATAGATGGGGATTATGACGTCTCGACGGATGCTAAGCACCCAACAGCGCAATGCGGTCTTTCAGGATCACCGAGATATCCTTTTCGATCTCTTCGGTGCTTCCGTAGTGCAGCCACTTCGGCATGCTGTTCAGGATGTTGCCAACAATGTGCGTGATGCGGTCGGAAGTGAACGAACCTTCCATGACATCTTCTTGGCAGATCTCATACGACGTCTTACCGTTCCAGATCACCTTGGACAGGATAGCTGGAACAGCCAGTGCCGACTCGCCGGATTCCGATAATGCCAGAACCCGGTTCAGCTTGCTGAAGGTCTCTTGATCATACGTCGTTGCTCCTTTGAGCAGTGCTGCAAAGGACACCAGAAAGACCTGACGCTTGGTCTTTGTGGGCAGCCGTTTGTTCAGCTGTGAACTGACAAATTGCCTGAGCATGATAGACTCCTCGAAGACACGGCTTCGTGTCGGTTAGTGCGCTTGACCTTAATTCAAAATCAAACGTAAGTTGCTGTAAGTGCCCGCCCAGATCCCACTTGCGCCCTTCACTTTAATGATGGTCGCGAATCGGAAGGCTTGTGGCTCTTCCAACCAGGTCACCAAACGAACTTCCGGTTCCATTTCTTCCAGTCGACGTAATGCATTGCGATCCAACAGATCTAAACCGAGCAGTAAATCGATGGTCGCTTGACGAATCGTGCCGTCTGGGTGACGGTGATTGACAACGGCCTCCATGTTGGACACCCCGACTTTGAATTCAGGGCGCAACTTGATGAAACGTTTCTCTTCGCCTTTCTTGTTGGTTTCAACGACAGACTCATAAATTAACGGAGTCAGATCAGTTGTCACCATTTCGGAGTTACCGGCCTCGTAGTCATCGAGGATTTGCTTCAGCTGACTCAGCTCGTTCACACAACGCTGGATCAACAGCGGTGGGTTGTGTTCGCGGGTCACCAGTTCTTCACGGTTTGTGGTCACTGCGTCGAGATGGCTGGTCGATTGCGGTGGTTTGTTCAGCGGGATGTGGCCGTACTGACTGATCATGTCATGCACGTCTTTGCGGTAGATGTAATCCAGGCGCGCAATCATCACCGTGTCATCACCGTCGGCCAAACGACAACTGTGATTACGGACTTCTTCCAGCACCTTCTCTGGCTGTTCCAGACGGATGTAGGCGTATGCGCCGTTAGCCATGCGCTTGCCAGCCAGATCATCTTCCTTGTCGTGCTCGCCGATGCAGTACTCGCCCGGCGTGTTGTGGTCGAGCACCGTGTTGTAGTACATACGGCGATGGCTGATGAAGGGATGCCGTTCGGTATCGTACTTCCAGTAACCTTCCGGTGGTGTCAGGTCGATGGCCTTGGCGTAGATGCCGTTGGTGGCGTGGCGCATACCAACGAAAGCCAGATCATCCACGATGCCGTTACCGAAGTTCCCTTCGACGTGACCTTCATTCCAGTTGATCGCCATGTCGATGCCCTTGGCTTTCACTTCGTCGTACAGTTCGATGTATTCCTTCCACATCTCAACGTTAGCCGGTGGCTGACGATCTGCCTTGAGCCAACCATTCTGACGCCACTTCAGTGCATGGGAGAAGCCGCCCGTGACGTATTTACTGTCGGTCCAGATACGGACACGCTTGATGTCGTGATCCAATGCCACACGGAGGGCTTCTATGGCCCCGCGCAGCTCACCTTGGTTGTTCGTGCTGCCACGCACAGGGTCTGGCTTCAGACCGCCGTAGCCGTCGACGTAGAACAGCGGCGTGACGAGTGGGGTATTTGGTTGTGCGGCTTTGTCCGTCTTAGACATGTAGTCATTCGACGTCAAGACGTAGTCTGGGTTGCCGGTCCCTTTGGTTGGTGGAACATCTTCGTAGATGTAACCATGGATGCCCCAGCCAGCGAATCCTGGATTAGGGCGAGCCGAGCCGTCGGAGTGAATCATCAAGCCGATCATTCCGCGTTCTTTTACTTCGGTCTTCTTCTTTTCAGCCATTACTTTACCTATCAGGAAAATGTTGAGAGCATACTGGTCTAGAGGATGACGACGCGGGATAAAAAACCACGTTGTCATCCTCGACTCATTTGCTGATCACATCGCACTTCTCGTAGAAGTTCATTTGGGTCTTGCGGTGTTGCTTGCGGATGTCACTGATGTACGCCCGCAAGTCATCAATGTGCTTACGTTCGATGGCTTCAATCTCAGCGACGCCATGTGCTGCCTGCAACGCTTTGGAGGGGATCTCCGGTGGACGAGGCATCGCGTAGTACGGCGTTACCTCGCACTTGCCTTTCGGCTTACTGGAGACGACAGGTGTTGCTTCTGGAGGGGGAATGCTGGGGATGTTGATTTGGAGCGGCATATGCTCGTCTTCATCATCACCGTCATCCTTCTTTGGGGTAGCGTCAGGTTTTGCTTTGGTGATGGTGTACGTATTGAAGCTGTTGTTAAAGCTCCCGCAACTCGATACGCACACTGCACCAAAAAAGAGCAGGGTTATGTTGGTAAGACCTACGACAAAGCGTTTCATGCTTGTTTTCCTCATTAGCAAGATTAATGTTCAGCGGCTTCTCTTTGACGCATCCGTTCAAACTCAGCCTTGATTTCAGCTGCAGCATCCGGTTCCGGCTTGACCGCGGTATCACTCTTTGCTACGCGTGGCGGTTTGTTCTTCACTTCAGTAACAACTTCTGAATTGTTATTACCGAGCGGATGCTTGGCTGTGCTCTCTACGCCTTTACCAGCAAGCACGACTTGATACTTCTTTTCCAGTTCTTGCTTGGCGCGTGAGAGTTCTAAATAGTTAAACGCCATCGAGCCGACCTTGACAACCAAGATCAGGTTAGCGATGAGCGAAGCGGTCACGACAATCCCGAGGATAGTTTTGCCGCGGTTTTCCTTGAAAGCTTGCTTCCAGGACTTCTTACCAATGAGCATCTCTTTGATGAATGGCATCAGGTAAGGAATGACTTTGAATATGACAACGAAGAAAGACATCCTTTTATCCTTTAGGTTATTTTATAGACACAGGGCCATTATTCTACCAGTGAACTGGGGGAACCTGGGCCTCTTATTACTTTTTTCACCACGCCAAGTTGGCAGGAGAATTCGATGTATGCACTGAAAGGCTTTATCTCTAACACCCCCTTCTCCGACAACACCCCTGGTGCGAAGGCGAAACTGGGTGAGCTGTCGAAGCACAGCCGGACATTCTCGCGTGAGTCGGGCGAGTACAGCGATCAGGACATTGCGCCTAATCTGACCCTCACGACGTTCATCTCCAAGAACGGCGATGTATCGGTTGAGATGCCCGCGCTGATCACCAAACAAACGTTGGAGGTGGCCAACTTCATTTATGCTCAGACGCTGGGCGGCCAACTGGATATCCTGCCAGCGGTGATGCTGGAAAATCTGCTGACGGACTTCGTTGGCAAAGCAAGCGAGTTCGAGTGCGGTAACATGGTGTCGAATGGCGTATACACGCTGCCTGAATGGGTGTCGTGGAAATGCTTGAACGACCCGGCTCATCCAGACAATTTCCTGAAGGTCTGGTTCGTCGATAACAGCTTCCAGCAGCAGTACGACGAATACGAAATCTACGTGATCCCGCCGCTGGCGGTCTTGAATAACTTCTTCAAGCCTGGCAGCGAAGTGGAAGCCATGATTGATAACCTGACCAGTTCCGATACCATGGAACGGATTCAGGCTGCCAAGGCAGGTTATCCAGAAACGGTAGTACGGACCAATACGTACAACTATATCGACCCGCTGAATTCGGCGCACGTGGTGCCAACCGACTGGAGTGTGTTGATCTACGGCGCCGCTGGCGACAACGTGGACGCGATCAAAGATGCACTGATGGCCTACATCCTGGCTAACAGCACGCATACCCGCAATGAATGGACGAAGATCTTCCCGGACATTTTCAAGCGCACGGAATTCATTCTGTTGCCTTTGTGGGATCAGTACGCGATTCCTAATCGCGAGCTGGCGACTGGCATTTACTCGCCACAGATCCAATTGGCAACAGTAGTTTCCAAAATGAAACAATTCGCCACGCAATACCCAGAGGCTCATATTGATTCGCATCTGACGATGATGGGTCATCCATACCGCTCTTTGGCGCTGGTTTCTATCGGCTCTCCGGACAACCGGAATACCCAGTTCAAGCTGTTGGATATCTTCCCAGATCTGATCGCAGTCTCGTCAACTTCGGTCGATTTCAACCGCATGAGCCAGATCACTCAGGACTGGGCATCCATGTTGGCCAACATGCTGGTGACTGCAGAAAGCATGAGCGAGTTCGCCAGCATCCCAAGCGGCATGATGAAGGTGACCCGCGACGGCATCCTGTACCTGACAAAGAGCTACCGCAACATCAACTACCTGATGGTGGCGAAATCGAACCTGAATGAGGTTGGCTAATGGCAACAGCTTACCTTCTCCCTAACATCGGGGCGACGGGGGCGATCAAACTGGCGGCGCCATTTGAAGCAATGTGCGCACCCAACGTCCCTTACCGGGTCAGCGGGCTGCGCACATTCCAAGATGTTGTCGCCGATGGTAAAGATCCCTACCTCGTCCACTACGAACCATACGGCATTACAGATGCCAAGTACATCCAAGATGCGTCGGATGATGTCTGCATTGTTTCTCTGACGTCACCATCTGGCGACACAGTGACGGTGCCGAATAGCTATCTGCTCTCGTTGCCGGTGTCGACTGGCATACCCTACGCTACCATGATGGTCGGTATCAATCTGGGTGCCCTTCCAATGGACTTGAGTCTGTCGTACTTCATGACCACGGTGAAACAGTTGGCCCATGACTTGCTCGGCATTAACAATGCTGATGTTAAAGCCATCAAGGGTTCGTCCGAAACGTATGTATCGCTCGCTGACGCTAATTCCATTGAAGCAGCCCGTAAGGTGATCATGGAAACTGTCGTGACGGATGCAGCTAAGCTGCGTGCCTCGGAAGAAGCACGTGCGGCACTACAGGCCATTAACAGCGACCTGGAAGCATATATCTTAACCCGCCTACCACCTCCGTAGAGAAACCATGCAAAGACATTTTCAACCGCCCTCTAGTCCGACAGTTACTTTGTCGGTCGAAGAAGAGGCAATTGCCGCCGACGAACAAAACCAGATCGTTGCCGATCTGGCAGAAGTAACACAAGAAACTGGTCGTGTCTCCGATATGGAAGCCACGATGGCTGATGCCCGCACAGCAGTAATGTCCACTGCCGAAGTTACCCCCGTTGAAGTTCAGCTGGTAGCAGCTGTCGCCGACATGGCTGTGGCTGGTACGGATGCTAATCCAGATGACGTAATTGTTATCCCAGGAGAAGGTGTCACAACCGAAGGTATCATCTCGGCAGTCAGCTCACGGCTGGCTAGCTTCTGGAAAACCATCCGTGAATTGATTAGTAAAGCGATGGATTACATCGTCTCTTTCTTCAAGAAAGTGGGTCAGCTGATCGGCATTGGCAAACAGAAAGAGAAGAAACTGGAAGAAGCTTTGCAAAAAGAAGCCATGGTGAAGAAAGCGAAGCCGGAAGAATTGGCTGAGTTCAAGAAGGTACACCATACTCCAACGCCAGTTTCATCGCATCACGCCCCAGCTCACGTTACGGCGCCGACAGTAACGGCTGGTTCGCTTGTTTCATCCCAGCCGGGTATCGAACAAACCGCCAAACATGCTCCGGTTACTTTCATCGATCTGCATGGCGTTGACATCTCCTATCTCCACCTGCCTGGTAAACCAATCAGCAGCGAGACGTTCGAGAAAGATTTTGGTCTGCTCGATACCTTGATTGGTGACGCCATTCATGTGGTGCTCGATAAAAGCACCACCATGGCAAGAAGGATTACCGGACAGGCGACGCACATCGCTTCGAATCATGACAATCTGCAGAACATCGCTGATGAAATAGTCAGCAGTTATGCCGAGTATGTTAATTCTATCATGTCATCTCTGGGCGTTGACTCACAGACGCAGGAGTTTCCCTTTACTCTAGGCGGTATCATGGTTGGCAGCCATCACACCAAAAAAGAGAAGATCGGCGAACACGAAGTTGGCCCTATCCAGGCTCGTCGTTATTCTCATGGCGCCGAGCCAAGTGGAGCTAACATCAAAGCACTCGACGAAGCACAGTGCAAACGCGTGCTGGCGGTCGCCCAAGACTGGACGATGTTCCTGGAAGATAAAACAACGGAACGTCGTGTTGACAGACTCAGTGGTGTGGTCGAAGCCATGATGAAAGCAATTGATAAGATTGCTACCATGCCTACACCGGAAGGTGTGGACGCGACGGCGTTTGATGAAAACCGTCGCGCGGCAATCAAAGTTGCAAACTGGTTGAGTATGTCGGCCAGCAGCACAGTGACTAACCTGATGGTCTGGGGGTCGCGTGCGATAGCTGCCGGTGTTGGCTACGCTGTACAGTCGACCGATCTGCGTATCAACAACATCGTCGAAGAAAAACAAGTGGCATAAGCGCCATAGCTCCCGCTACCCCTTCGGGTAGCGGGAGTGTATGCCGTTAGTCCGGCTGTGGCAGGTCGTACTTCATCCATGCGCGGAACAAGTCCTTGTTCTCCAGGTACAGGATGTCATGGTCGACGAACAGTGTGTGAGTAGCGCGGTCGCCAACCAAGCGCATCTTGCCCAGATCCAGCTCAGGCATATGCACTTTCATCGGTTCGATCGACATGCCTGGAATGCGGCCGAAGCGATCGCGCCAGTACTTGGCTGTCAGCTCGTCTTTGAACAGCACGACAACTTTCTCGCCTTTCGTGGCAGCAGTTGCTGCCTCCAGCATCATGCGGGTGCTGCGGCCGGTCTGACGTTTCAGGTGGTCAGGATCTTTGAATATTGCGCTCATGTTTTCTCCTTAGTGAACAATGTGGACGTGCTTGTTGTATTCACGACCTGATGGAATAACGATGTTACGATCGTCAATCACGCAGATCTCTGAATTAGTAAATGCCGAGTAACTGGCAGCGTAATGTGAAACCATGAACAACTGTGGATGATTACCATTTTCCATCATCCAACGAATTTCTTCCGTGGCAGAGAAACGGTGCGCATCATCAAAACTCTTACCGAACTCATCTAAGAACAATGGCGTGTCAGCCAAACCCAACTGACGGATAGCAACCATCTTAAATGCCAAGTCGATCATTTCGACAATGCCTTCGCTGCCCAAGGAAACGTCTGGCACGATATTCGTTTCCCGTTCCACGATCATCTTGAACTTGTAGTCCAACTCAGCAGACTGTTCGCCATTCTCCATGTCATAGCCGGTTGGGATAACTTGCAATGGATAAGCCCAGACGCGAGCAATGAAGGTATTCATCTGGCCGACAAAGTTACGAATGAAACCCAGCAGACCTTCTGCAATCAAACCGTGGGTTGGCGACAAAGCCTTTACCATGGTCTTCGCTGCAATTTCTTGGATCTCGTTCTTAGCTACCTGTTCTTGTAACTTCCCAACCAACGCTTTCTGCATCTTAACTGAGCGCAGCGATTCTTGTTTCAACGCCAGTGCTTGTTCAACCTGACGGATACAGTGGTGGATACTCTCACGACGCAGCGCTTCAACATGTTCCCACTGCTGATTCTCAACCATGACAAACAGACGCTTGACTTCCTCACCCAGTTGAATGCCTGTGTTCAGTTGACGACGGTAGTCGCTGTAGTCAGAGATCGCGCGACTAACTCCGGCCAATGTTGAAGTCAACTGGCCCAGCTTTGTCGTCAGCTCATCCATCTGCGTCCGCACTTCAACCAGATTGGCATCACCTACTTCGGCAGCTTGTACCCTGAGTTTCAACAACTCGTCGATGCGCTCTTCCATGGTTTGCACTTCCACGGAGATCATCAGGTCATTCTTTACAGAACGGACCAGGCTGGTTGCTTCCATCGGTGATTCGAATAAGAGTTGCGATTCGAGCAGGTGATCCCACAGCGACTTCAGAACAGCAACGCTCTTCGTAAAGCTCATGACTTCACGATATTGGTCGAAGTAACCTTCTACGGCTTTGATCTTGGTCATCAAGTCCGTGTGGTTTTCCAATGCAGCTTTGTGTTCGGTTTGCGCAACTTGGATGTCCTCCAGCAATTTCTGATACTGTTCTTCATTCACACCCAGCACCCAAGTGTGATTACACTGCGGGCAGGTATGCTTGTCGCGACCGCGATGCTGGTCAGCATGTTCACGCTGTGCAACTAGACGAGAAACCTTCAAACCAGCTTCGTTCACAGCTGCGACTAACTTCAGACCTTGTTCTTGCAGCTCTTGATGACGGGCGCGACCGTAACGACGGTCAGAGTTGACTGGCAGGTTACGGATGGCGTCAGTCAAAGGCGTATCAATGCTCTCGAGTGCCAGTTCGGCAGCCTTGGCGTCCGTAAAGACTAATCCAACCCGCATGCTGCTTACCTTAGCACTGATCGTCTTTTGCAACGTATCAATCTGCACATTCAAACTCTCTACACCTTCTGCTCCGGTTCGAATCAAGATGTCGTGTTGACGCTGCGCTTTGTTGAACTGCTCCGACACGGTAACGAGTACAGCTTCCTGACCAGTGACGATATGCTTCAGGCGATCTAACTCTTGGTCGATCTCTTCGACGGACTGGAATGTGGTACGCTTTAGCTGTCCCCAGTCATCCCGTTCCATTCGGCCGTCAGTGTATGCCAGAGGCACCACAATCTTGTTGCGTAACAACCTGAGAGAAGTATCGTCCAACGCCCGTAGAGCGCGTGAGCGCTCATTTAAGTGGTGTGCTGAGGATGTACCGAGTGGTGAACGTTCTGCTGTCAGCAAATTCAGCTCTCGCAGCAACTCTTCCACCTCAGTTTCCAGCTTCGCTTCTTCGGCGTCCGACATGATCTTGGTGGTTTCAGTCACCAAGTTCTTCTTGTTTTCTCTGGCCGCACCAGCCAACCAGTTTGCACGCTCTTTCAGTTTTTCGAACGCAGACATGGCGAAGGTGTAATCGGTGGTGCACATCCGAGTAAACCATTCACGCCGCTTGGCTGGCGCCATGGCATGGAATTTCTCTTTGCCACGCATCAAGTCATGTGTCTGTTGTGTTACCTTGAAATACTTCTCAACCAGTTCTCGCTGCACACGCTCTGTGCCGCCTGGGTTTTGTTCTTCTCCGTCAATCTGGAAACTGTGGTGTGCTCCGGAATCGAAGCGACTGGTACAAACATACTGACGGCCATCCATGATGGCTTTAAATACCTTGCTACCACCTTTGACAAACGCAGCAGCTTCTGCTGGCCAAGGAGAGAGCTGGGCGATCAATGAGCTTTTGCCACAACCATTTGTTCCCAAGATCAACTGCACCGCCATGGTGGGGGTGATTGTGATTTTGCGGATGTTATTTAACAGCATCCGACGAAAACCTTCGAGGGTGCAAGATTCAATTCTGTACATGAGTTCTTTCTTTTATGAGCCTCTTACAGAGCATAACTAACTGCCATATTTTTCATTTTATTCAATAGGAGTTCACTTCATGGCGTTCTCTGAGTTAAAGGTATATTCCATCGGCATTGCTGCAGAGAACTTGAAACTTCTGTCAGCCGATGGGAAATCCCCGAACCGCATTCTCGAAGTCACCCCGATTGAAGACTCGCCTATGTTAGACGGCGAGATCAATTCCGATCTGGTCGATGACAAGGTCAAGTACCAAGATGCTAACGGTGGCGCATTCGAAGTCAAGGTGACCACCGCCAATAGCGTGAAAGCTGTTTGGCTGCCTTTGGGTAGTGCGAACCGCTTCACCGCCCCTAACGTCCGTCGTGGTGAGCGAGTTATGCTCTACCGATATGCAGACGAGGATAAATTCTACTGGACAACATTATTCGATGACCTGAAGCTACGTAAGCTTGAGACGGTCATTTATGCGTTTAGTGGGACTCAAGACGAATCCAACCAAACCATAACTCCAGAATCCTACTACTTCCTGGAGGTTTCTACTCACAAAGGTTTAGTCCATTTCCATACTTCGAAGAAGAATGGCGAGTTCTGCTCCTACGATCTTCAGATCAACCCTAAGGAAGGGATGATCCGTATTCAGGATGATGTTGGAAACATCTTCATGTTCGACTCGAAAGAGAAACAGATCTCCATGAAGAATGCAGATGACTGCTACTTCGAGATTAACAAAAAGAACATGACCTTGAGTGTGCCGGAGACTTACACACTCAAGGCCAAGAATGTTGTTGAAGAAGTGGGTGAGAAGATCAATATCAAAGCTGGTAGCAGCATTATTGAGAAAGCCGGAGGCGCTGTTACTATCGAAGGTGCCAACGTGAGTATCAGTAAAAATGTGGCCTTGACTTAAGGAGGTAGTATGCCAAAGATTGTACGCCTCAACGACGCCAGTAATCATGGTGGAAAAATGATTCAAGCTACGGGTAACTTCACCGTCGATGGTGTTCAAGCCTGTGTCAATGGTGACCAACATAGCTGCCCTATTCCTGGGCACGGTGTAACGTCAGTAACGTCTAGCTCTGCTAACACTGGTTCTGGCAAACCGATTATTCGTGTTGGCGATAAAGCTGGGTGTGGCGCCGCATTAAGTGCTGGCGGTTCCGCAACAACAACATAAACATAACTCCCACTCCCAATCGCGGGAGTGGGAGTTATGCCGTTTAAACGTCAGAACCAATCAGCAGGAAATGCGCATGCTCGTTCTCGTAACCCATCGAAGCCACATGGGAATCCGACACGGATAACTGTTTCAGCGTCGGGACAGAGTCGTAGTTGTGAACACCCTTCCACGAAGCGCTAATGTTCACGGAGTAACGATCGTGCTCCTTACGTGGCCAGAAGACTTCATGTCGACCACGGCCAACGATCAGTGGATAGATCGGTGGTTCAGACGACGTATAGCAGCCAGGGAAAGGCGAAGCACGCAGTTCAATGGCATCAACGAAGATTTCTGGATTATCCAACACCACGAAGAAGGTCTGCGACATGGTCAGGTATTTACGCAGCACTGCATCGCTGTACAGATTGTTGATGCTAATCTGCTCATCGTTGGTGGGGGCTGTTTCCATACCCAGTACAGACAGGTCCAGTACCTTGTAAGATTCGTAGAAACGATCGACCAAAGGGATCTGACCGAAGTCGATACCAAAAGCCGACTTACTGATACGGAACAGCGCACGCTTATCCAGCACGTGCAGATAACCACCCAACACCAACATGACCGTCTTGTTCGACAAGTCCACGCCAGTATCCACGTAACAGTTGTTGCGCAGCAGCTCGCCGTCCTTATGGACGTAGATCATCTCGTCCTTGATCGGAATATAGTTCAGGTCACCCAGTTGCAGGAAGGACAGGATGCCCAACTCATTCCGACCCGCATACTCGCAAGTCTTCATGCCATCGACCACGAACAAGCCATCTGTGCTGTAGTCTGTTTGATGGTAGAAGCCGTTGACATTAATCAGACAACGGTTATACATCAGCTGGTAGTCCATCCCATCCTTGGTCATCAGCAACCAAGGTTTGTCAGCGACCGTCAGCGAGCTGGAAGCCGAGATAGTGGGGTGGGTTGGAGTGACGCCGTAGCCAGCCCGGACAGCATCCGAGAAGTTGGCATAACGGGTATTGATGTAAGGAACTTCGGTGGAGGTTGGCAGTGTACGATTACCGTTACTCACCAACCAGTCATTGAAGGTTTGTGTGTTACCAGCCAAACTGGAACGCATCTTCTCAATGTCAAGACTGAACTTGCCAGTGAGCGCTGGGTGCTTCAGTGTGGCAATCACCCGTTTGAAGTTATTGAACAAGTCGTTCAGTGTAACTGATCCAATCTCCATTCCACGCCACCGCCCATTGCCATCGAGCGGTTTTACAATGGCAGAATCCAGTTGATACATAGGAAAAATCCTTTAGTCTAGTGGGCGATGAGCCGAGATAATATAGTCGCTAGGACACTAACATAACATATTTCCCAGACCTTTTTAAGGGTGCTTTTCATGTCGAACGTTCTTACTAGCCCGCAATACCAGTTTGATCCGTCTGGTGTTAACCCAGCGAATCGAATCATTGGCGAACTGCAGCCTTTGACCGGTATGGGTGATCGGGATTACTACCTCGTTGTCCCTGCAGCCACTCCGTTCTTTGCGGACTCGATCCAGCTCAGTTTCAAATCCTTGCAAGGGGACATCCGCCTCCTTGTTGAAGGAGTAGATTATTATTTATCTCACTGGTTCATGGGTGCATCCCGTGCAACAGCCCAGCCAGTATACGGTTCCATTACCCTGATGAACTCGGAGTTGCGTGGCACCTTGGTGCTTAACAATTACCAAACCATCGGCGGCGACTGGACCGTAGATACCAACACCATCGCAACGGTGCTGGCAGACCGCATTCATAACCCACGTCGCATCGCGTGGGATCAGGTGGCCGGCTACCCCACTATCTTTCCTCCTGTACCGCACGAGTGGAACCTGGTGGACATGGTTGGTCAAAGTCAAATGCTGGCAGCCATTGATCGTATCGTTGACGCGATCCTGACGCAAGCGTCGTCGGCAATGATCGAACACATCAACGACATGTCCGGCCAGGCGCACGGCATTACACCAGCCAGCATCGGCGCCGTGTCCTATGCCCAATTAATTGCAGCTGTGAACGATGCGGTTGCTGATGCTGGTGGCACGACCGACGGCATCCAAGAAGGCGATAACAACAAGTTCTTTACTGAGGCGCGCGTACTCGCGACTAAGCTGGCTGGCTATGTGGTGAGCAACACGGTGGCCAACTTGGCCGATACCGACAGCATCATGGTGGCACTCACCAAGCTGCAAGCGCAGGCTACAGCCAACGCCACTGAGATCGCCAAGAAGCTCAACACGGTTCGTCCGTATTTCACTGGTCTTGGTTCGCAGAACTTGGTGAAGCTGGTCATGACCACGTCGTTCTCCATCGACATCACCCAAGCAGAAGCTTTCCAAGTTCGGATTCAAGGTTCTGGTTCGATCGGTTTCAATACCGCGACCCTGGGCGACATGACCGACCGCGTGATTGCTTTCTCGGTGACCACGGTAAACGATGGTACAGCTAACGCCTATGCCATTGCGTGGCCGTCGAATGTGAAGTGGGTGGATGGCACGCCACCTCCACGTACCACCGCAGCCAATGCAAAAGACTACTGGTACTTCGTCTCGGAAGATGGCGGTGCCACGTACTCCGGTTCCCTGTCGAACGCAAACCCACGTTAAACAGAAGGTAGGGCAGCATGTCTCGTGTAACTAAACTTCAGCGCCGAGAGAGAACCAATGCCCGTGCAATCCCAGGAACGTTGACGTTTAACGCTCCCGGGGTCGCTGTGCTCAAGTATGGTAAGTCACACATACTGGTCTCTGGTACTGGCGCGCCAGGCGGCGCAGCAACGCCGGGTAATGCAATCTATAACCCGGTTGTTCCTGGCACCGTCTCCGGCACCAATCCAAACACCCCAGGCAATGTCAGTGGGTACAACCCTGTCATCCCTGGGAACGCGAATTACAATCCCAGCAATGGCGGTAACGCGAATTACAACCCGGATTCTGGCGGCAACTATGCCGGAACAAATCCAGGGACGGGCGGTAACGTAGCGGGTTACAACCCCATCACTCCTGGTACCCAGTACACCAACACGGGGACGTACACCCCTGGTAATTATGTCCCTGCAAAATACACAGCAGGCACGAGTTATCAAAATCCTGCCACGTTCACTCCGGGTAACTTGGTCCCGGCGTCGTACACTGCCGGAACGAGCTACCAGAATCCGGCGACGTTTACTCCTGGTAATCCATACACGAACCCATCGACCTATACGCCTGGCAACACCAACGCCGGCTATGACGATGAAATGCACACGGGGTATGGTACTCCGTGTCCTGGTGGCTGGAGTTTTGCTGGGTATGACATCAATGAACTTGGTAAGCCGGAGCGGATCTGTGTGATCTACTACCCAGGTAACACCAACCCTGGAACTTACACTGCTGGTAACAACGGCACCAACCCAGGCACGACGACTCCAGGTAATGGTGGATCTAACTCTGGCACATACACTCCGGCGTATTACAATCCAGGGACCACAACACCTGGCAATGGAGGGTCCAATTCCAGTACGTACACCCCCGCCTACAGTAACCCTGGGTCTTATTCACCAGGGTCCACTGGTTACAATCCAGCAACTGGCGGCAACCCCACCTACAATCCACCCGTAGCTGGCAACCCGTATTACAACCCGTATGTCCCAGGAAACATCTCTGGTTACAACCCAGGTAACCCTGGCAATGTGGCTGGTTACAATCCAGATAACGGGGGTAACGCGACATACAACCCAGTAATACCAGGAACGGCGAATTATAATTTACCAACCCCGGGAAATGCTGTGTATAACCCGACAGTCCCTGGGAATATCTCCGGTTACAATCCGCCGAGTGGTGGAAATCTGATCGGATACAACCCAGACTCGCCTGGGAACTATGCTGGTGTGAACCCGCCGGGCGGTCACACGGTGGCAGGATACAACCCACCTACTGGTGGAAATGAAGCCTATGCCAATGGTAGTGCAACGATTGTGGTGACAGGTCCTCCGGGTAACGCAGCTGCGTCACCAGAGTACTATACCTACACCACCTCGTCATTGTTTGCGCCCACCACAACGTATTACGTGGACAACGCCAATGGCAACACGTACTACGCGCAGTTCAATGCCGACGGCACGAACTACAACCCATCTCAGCCTGGTAGCGCGAACTACAATCCGGTAATTCCGGGTGAAGCTTATTACAACCCAGGTAACCCAGGGAATGCTATTTACAGTCCGGCTGTTCCAGGTACTGCGAATTACAATCCTACGGTTCCGGCAGCTGCAGCGTATAACCCGCCGACAAGCGGCGCGCCATCAGCTCCCTTCACTGTGTTGGGCGTCACGTTCCCAGGTTCGACCTCTGGTACACCTGGAAGTTATGTGGCAGATCGTCTGGTCGAAGTACCTTACTCGGCCAACGGCGTAGCAATCCCGGTAGGACCTGGAGCACAAGTTGTTGTGAAACAGCAGTTCTAATAAAAACTTTTCAACCAAGGAAAACAAGCATGAACCAACCTCCTCGTTATGGTATCCCCCAGCTCGGCTGGCCATTGGTGTCGCACTGTGAATTCTTCGGCTGGTTTGATGCCAATCAGTGCAAAGACCTGCTGAGTTTGGGAGAACTGCTGGCATTCAAGCCAGGCGCGGTCGGTAACAACATGGTCGAGTCCGGTGTCCGCGACTCCAACGTGGCATGGATCGACGACAACCCGAACGGTCCGAACCACCAGCTGCGGGTCTGGTTGATCAACCACTTCGCTGCGGCAATTGGTCGTGTCAATCGTGACCGGTTCCAAGTCGACCTGGATCACTTCCATCCGCCGCAATTCACCAAGTACGATCTGAACCAGCACTACAATTGGCACACTGACGCCGAAGAAGGCAAAGAAGCCGAGACCGTGCGTAAGTTGTCGGCAGTACTGATGCTGACTGGTCCAGAAGAATACGAAGGTGGCGAGCTGGAGCTGAACATCAACGGCAATCCGGAAAAGACGCTGAAGCTGAAGCCGCCTGCAGGTACGATCGTGTTCTTCAATGCAGCGATGCCGCATCGCGTCCTGCCAGTTACTGAAGGTACGCGTGCTTCGATCGTCGTCTGGGCCGAAGGTCCGAAGAACCGTTAAGGGAGCGTTTCATGTTTGTGTTTGATAAATTAGCTCAATTTTTATTGACCGAAGAACGCATGGGTCGAATGGGCTTGCGGCATGAAACGCAAGAAGATCTCGATGCACTGCTGCCAGTCATCGAGTTCCTGTGCGAACCGCAGCATCGTCTGGTCATGCGTGAACCGGAACCAGCGATGAAGAACATCGCTGACTGGTGGAAGAAGATCCCAGCGAATCTGCCGAACGAACCTCGTACTCCACGCGACCACTTCGGCATGCCGGTCATGACTGCCAAGAAGTGCATCCCACTGCTAGACGGCATGGCTTTGGGTTACACCATGGTCACCGCTGTTGACATCCATGTGCGTACTGACCGTGATGGTAAGTTCATGGACATCAAGTGCGGTCCGACCTGGAACGGGGCATCGACCCATGACATCATCCAGCTGGGTGAACGAACCTCGCCGACCTATCCGGGTCCTGCGATTAAGTTCCATAACCCGTGGGTGATCAAGACCCGACCTGGTTACTCGACGCTGTTTGTGCCGCCGCTGAACCATGTGGAAGAGAAACGCTTCCAGTGCTTGGCTGCTGTGGTCGATACCGACACTTACCCGAAGCAGGTGAACTTCCCTGCTATCTGGTTTGCTAAAGGTCACGACGGTCTGATACCGGCAGGTACTCCACTGGTCACCGCCATTCCATTCAAACGGAGTGATGTGCCTAAGGAGCTGCTGATCCGTACCATGCATGAGCGCGAGCGTCAGCACATCGCCATGTTGGAACGTGTACAGGGAGCGCGCTCCCATGTATACACGGACGAGCTGCGGGAAGACCGTAAGAAGTTCGCAGAGGCGAAATGTCCTATGGGTCACCATGACACCACAGCGCTGCCCGCCAACGAACCCATCACCATCGGCACCTCTGGCGTCTTGGAAATCAAAGACCTCACGTAACAGGAAGAGAAAAGATGATTTATAAGCTGATTAAATTCCTGACGTGGTTGCAGGCCCGGGTTGATCGAGTGACGTGCAACTCGATCATTCACTTCGCTTGTGTTTACGGCGGGTACTACGTTTCCAATCCAGCTGAACCAGCTGGCAAGGTCAAGCCTGATTGGCTGCTCGACATGATCGCCAAGACCAAGGAAAAGCAAGCCCAAGGTCAGAAGAAGGCGTCAGTTCCGTTCATCGGTTGTCCAGGTATGCACGACTATGCGCAAGAAGGTTACATCATCCGTGCGCATACGGACATCCATATCAAAGCCAACCGCGCTGGCACAGTGATCTCGATGCCGCATCTGGCTGAAGGTATGCTGCAATTCGCCCAGATGAACATGGAAGTCGTCGATGGTATGGCGCCCTTCCATCCCGATGTGGCGAAACAGGTCTTCAAGATCCCCATCCCGTACGGCATGTACATGGAGCCTGGGCATTCAGCACACCTGATGCCTGCGTTGATGCATTCGCCGTTCCTCGACAAGCTGTGGGTTTACCCCGGCACCGTCGACTACGATGACTTCCATGTCATGAACTTCATCTTCAGCGCGATCAAGGAATGCGAGTTTACCATTACCGCCGGTACACCGCTCCTGCAAGTGCTGCCATTTAAACGTGTGGCGTATCATGCGATCTCTGGCCCAGCAACGCAGTTGCAGTCTGACCAGTCGCGCTTTGGCTTCCCATCGAGGCAGAAGGCGTACTATCGCAAGATGTTCCACAAAAAGAAACTCTACACCAGCGAGGCTGTCAAATGAGTGTAAAAGGTATCGTGTATCTGGTTAACCGGGTTACACGTCACATCAACTTGGCCGGCGAAGTGCCGGCTGTTTACGCAAACATCACTGGTCTGGCTGACGCCGACTATTCGGTGCTGCGTGATCTGGGCGCCACCTTCGGCGAAGACTACGCCAACCTGGGCTTCTTGACCGAAGCTGATGCGCTGGAAGCCGGTGTTCCACAAGCCGACATCGACCGCATGAAGAAAGCGGCCTGCTCGATCAAGTGGAACACCCTGGAACAGGAACGCAGCGACCTGATCCAAGACCAACGCTGGCGCATCGATCGCCACAACGATCAAGTTGCCATGGGCATTGAGCTGTCGGAAGATATCGCTCCGGTCTACAAGTACGTTCAGGACATCCGTGACCTGACGCAGACCCAGCTGGACCCGTTTAACATCGTATGGCCGGAAATCCCAGCCTGATTCTAGGCACGTTGTAAACCAACACACCCCTAGGCTAGAGCGTTAACTCGCTCTAGCCTTTATGCAACCTTCTGATGAATATTTTTTTATCAGTAGCGACGGAGAACAAAAGATGTCTTTAGTCCCAGTCAAGTATCCGCTCGACCTCACGGGTACGGCGGTCACCAACAAAGTTGCTGATGAAGCCCATCAGCTGAACAATTCCATTTACCGGGTGTTCGTTCCGAAGTCCGGCGCGTTCTTCACGGATTCAGTTGCTGTGCGCGATGCCGCAACGAACCGTGTTCTGGTAAAGGGTGTGGATTACTATCCAGCTGTCCTGTACCGTCAACCGACACGTCAGACCGGCAAGGAAGTTCACCAGATCATCGTCATCGTCGATCGCACCTGCGGCGCTAACATCCTGTTCGATGCACAGATCCTCGGCGGCGAGTACAGCTACAGCTACGACGCTATCGTTCAGATGGTGCAAAACCTTGACTTGGACAATCGTCCAGTTGAGTTCGAAGCTATCATCGGTAAACCGACCAGCTGGAATCCAACACCGCACTTGCATGACATCGGCGACGTGTACGGTTTTGAATACCAAGTCGCTGCACTGGAGCGTGTGCGTCAAGCGATCCTGCTGGGTTCTGGCGCATCCACGAAGGCGATCTACGACTACCTGAAGAATCAGATCGTCGAGATCAACAACACCATCGACGTTATCCGGAACAACCAAAGCACACCTGCGTCGGTCATCGACGCGCTGGGCTTTACGCCGGTTGATAAAGCTGGCGATACCTTCAGCGGTCCGATGACCTTTAACCAAGGCATCAGCAACCAAGGGTTCTACAAAGAAAAGATCAAGCGGATCACCGCAACGTCCACGACGACCCCGCTCGATCTGAGCCTGGCCGGCATCTTCTCTGTGACTCTGGCGTCGTCCACGACGTTCAGCTTCAGTGTCGCCAACGTGCCTGCTATCGGCGCCGATGAATCCATCAGTTTCACGCTGATCATCAAGAACGACGGGACTGCTGGCCGTGCTGTAGCGTTCGGTAACAACGTTCGTTGGGCCGACAAAGTTATTCCGCCTCGCTCCACCGGGATCAACGCGCAAGACGAGTTCTACTTCAGCTCGTTCGACGGCGGCGTGACTTGGACTGGTTCCCTGTCGAACCAAAACGTGGGTCAGGCAGCATAAAAGAAAGGTTGCATCATGACGACATTAGCTGCTAAAAAGCGGCGTGAGCGAACTAATACGGGGCGGAAGACCCCGTCCCAGACCTTTAACCCGCCGGGCGGTATCTATCGTCCGGTGTTTGGTAAAGCAATCATCTTCATCTCTGGGCACGGTCAGCCGGGTAACGCACCAGCTAACCCCAGCGTCGCATACTACAACCCCAACACGGGTGGTAATGTCGCTGGGTACAACGCCACCATTCCGGGTAACATTAGCGGGTATAACCCACCTCAGCCAGGTAATTATGCTGGCACGTATGAACCAGGCGGCGGTAACCTAGCTGGTTACAATCCGTCCACTGGTGGCAACCTGTCAGGATACAACCCAACGGTTCCTGGTGCGGCTGCCTACAACCCACCACAGCCAGGACAAATCGTCTATACGGAATTTGGTGGTCCGAATCCGCCAGCGCCGACGACGTATGAGTCTGCCTACTTCACCATATCGCCATTCTCGTTCTACAACAACAGTAACGGGAATTACGGGAACGTGAATGTAGATCGACCAAGTGGCTTCTATGTATCAGGGAACCGGTACTACACCCCTGGTACTGGCGGTAACGCGAATTACAACCCTGGCGTGCCTGGCAATGCCAACTACAATCCGTACAACGAAGGGTATGATTACTACAACCCGACGCAACCTGGCAGTGCGAACTACAACCCAGGGAGCGGTGGCACGGCAAACTACAACCCGGTAGTACCTGGCAATGCGGTGTACAACAACTACATTGCCGGTGTAGCTGGTTCGCCATTCAATGCCTTGGGTGTGGCTTTCCCAGGGGGTGCGATTGGTACTCCAGCCCCAACAATTGGCCGCACCATGGTGGAAGTAGCCTATACTGCCAGCGGCGTTCCTATCACCATGCCACCAGCTTCGGTGGTCGTAATCGAGGAAACTTAATTCCATTGTTATGGAAGGGAATGTTTCTCTCCAGAATCTCTGTTAAAGTAAGAAAGGTTCATTATGCGCTTTGGGCGGCTTTATCGAGGTGTAGTCGTGTCGGTCACCGAGCCGTCACCAGGACGCACTATCGAACAACATGTAGGCGAAGACCAGGCGGACAACTATGTTGCCCTGCCTGACCATGTCGGCGTCGGTTATATTCAACAGTTGGACGACACCTGGCTTTCGCCAGAACAAGCGGAGTCCCGCAAGAAAGAAGGAGTAAAAGCATGAACGAAGCAAACCAATCCCGTCGTAAAGGCGACAACGACAACGAGCGTCTGTTCTTCATCAAACGCAGTAGCTGGCTGGTGATGAAGCGCATGGCGCTCCGTTCCGTCGTTCTGTTCCTGTTTACCCTGGTTGGTTTCTGGGTAGCGGACTCGCTGGTCGAATCAGCACGCTTCGGAACCTTGCCGATCGTCCGTCGTTTCCCTGACTTCATCGCCATGATGACGGCGGCCGCGAAGCTCACCTTCATCCTGATGAGTTTGTTCTGGGTGCGGTTCAGTACCCAGCCCAAGCACGACGTTCAAGAAACCATGTCAGCTGCAACCAAGGAACCGATGGCGGCGGCAATTGTGCACGCCACGAACACCGCACAGCACCTGGCCTACATCGGGGTCTTCTTGTACCTGATGGGTTAGACCATGGGTCGCTTATCCATCCTGCAAAAGATCATGCTGAGCCTGATTCTTTTCTTCGACCTGTCTGGCGCTGTTGCACAAAAGCTGCCGGGCGATTCAGCGCAGCTGTTGCCAGTGTTGAATACGGAGATTGACAAGTTCTGGCCTGGTCTGACGCCTCGTAGCTGGTTAGCTGCGATCCCGGATCAGGAAGCGAACTGGAAGTTGAAGGCAACGCTGAAGACTTCCCGTGAACTTGGCTGTGGTCTGGGTCAGTTCACGATCGCTTACGATGCCGCTGGCAAGGTACGGTTCGATGCGCTGGAAGAGACCAAACGTCTCGACCCGTCGCTGAAAGACTGGAACTGGAAGGACTGCTACAACGCACAGTACCAACTGCGTGGAGTGGTTCTGAAGATGCGTACTAACGATCGCCAATGTACTCCGTTGATGGATGGCAACCGTAACGTGAAAGCGTGTGCGGGGGCTGCTTACAACGGGGGCTTTGGTAGCGTGACGAAACGTATCCGATTGTGTCGCATGAATCCTGAGTGCGATCCGGATGAGTGGTACGGGCATCTGGATCAACAATGTGCGCAGTCGAACGTGAAAGTACAAGGCTACGGCGAATCGTTCTGCATGATCAACAGTAAGTACCCTGGGCGGGTAGAAGCACGGCAAGGTAAATTCTTGCCAAACTGGCCTGGCGAGAAACTGCTGTCGTTGGAAACAAAAAAAGAAACCCAGTAAGACATGCTCCCGCTACCCAATGGGTAGCGGGAGTTATGCCGTTATCAATAACGTCGACTTGGTATATCCGGAAACCCGTAACCGTACCGGGGCGGCTCGAAGTGCCCAGTCAACCCTGCGCCAATCAGAACTGTTGCAATCTTATCAGCTTCTACAGGAGTCAATTCTAAGCCCTTAACCTTTACAACCATTTTAGACAAGTGACTATTGTTGGTCATGTTAGAAAAGTTTCCTTGGCCAAACCCCATATTTCTTAATTCAATTGCAAAGGATCTGGCCTCTTCCTCGGTAAATGCGACGTTCTTGATTTTTATATCCAACGTCAATAACGGAACATCCTGAATTAATGGCGAAAAGATTCGTTCAGTCCACCCCGCTGGAGGCAAGGGAGGTCCGCACAATTCTGGTCTGCCAGCTTTCTTTTTATCTGTTGGCATCTTTATCCCTTTCCTTAGAGTGTATCGACACACACCTTCTTTTCCTCCGATGCGGGTGACGGTGAACCAACCTTGCTTAGTGTGGAGCGTAGAGATAACGCCAGCTATAGTCGCTTCATTAAATCCAAAGCCCTGTAAGTGCATAATGACTTCAGCCTTGGAATAAGACTTGAAGTCACTCATCGCCTTCCAAATGCACCGTCTGAGGGAGTCTGTATGTAGTAAGTTGAACTTCCCTATCATCGCAGTTCTCACTTATGCGACTAAGATATCATCAACTTCCAGATTCAACACAGAGGCGCCCTTGCAGAACACCTTCCAGGTCATCTGGGTCTTCAGCAGTTCCGTGGTCAGATTGCAGGACGCCGAGATACGCTCATGCTCGGTCGAGCTGCGCAACCACAGGTTGACTTTCTTGTTGACCGCAACGCGCATCTTTGTGCGGTCAACAATTCCCTTCTTCAGTCGTGCCGCTTTAAACAACCTAGCCAACTCCGATTCGGAGTAAGGTTTAGCTGGCAGGGGCGCGGTAGCGGGAACGCTCATGGTCTTCTCCTTATTCTGGAATGGGTTCGCCTTCTTCGGCGTCGCGGAACGACGGCATGTTATCGCCGATGATTTTAATGATGGATTCGGCAACCTTAACGAAGTGGCCGGGTTGGAATTCCGTTACGTCGAGTTCAACATGACCGGGACTCGACCAGAAAGTTGCGTTCTTGATTAGCCGCACCACTTCGAAGGTTTCTTCGGCACGGATGTAGCGATTACCGATCTTGAGGCGGAGACCATCTTCGTACGTTTTGCCAGGTGGCATAGGACCACGGGGAACGTAGAATTCACCATCCAGCGCCTGCAGCACGCCGAAGTACACCGTACGGCCTGTCAAGTATGGACGACCGAGGTTAGGACCGTTTGATGCAATCTGCTTGGAGTACTTGACAATTGCTGCTGCCAGCAAAGCACGGATGAGGTGGATCTGATCAGGCGCCAGTGTTTGACCACACAGCTCAGCTTTGGATTTGATTCCGATACGCATGATGCTTTCCTTTTATGTTGTTGATTGTTGGACCGGTGCTGCAAATACATCCTCGTTCGAAGCCGGCACTTCCACCAAGGTTACTTCCGCCAGTTCCATCTTGAGAATGGAGACCCAGCACGATTCAATCCCGTAACGAAGTTCGTCCAGGAAGCTTTCAGTTTGTTCTACGTTGTATTTCCACTCGACGGCCAGAGCTTTACCTACCGTGCGAAGTACAAGGTGTTTGCGCTCGGGTCCATCAAGCATTGCCAGAAGCTGAGTGTGAAGATGTAAATGCATAATGAATTCCTAAGTAGAAGAGTTTACTCACTAGCTCCCCTAAGGAGAAGAGCTAGGAAGCGACTCTTAGGCCAGAGTCAGGTAGGTGTTCGGTCGCACCATGTAACCAGCAGGGCTACGCATACGCTGCCAACCGAATGTTGGCATAGGCGGCTGCATGTGAATGCCCGAGAGATCGGCTTGACGCATCGGGCGATACTGATACTTGGGATTGGTCAGACCCGCGTCACGCATCTGCTCAATCTCGTCTGCAGTGGCATTCGGGTACATGAAGTAAATCAGCGCCGTGTCACGGAGACTCTTCATCAGAGGCACGGTCGCCTGGTAGATTTGTCCGACCAGCTTGGCGATTTTCTTTTGTTTCATGTTGCTATCCTTTTGTTGTTAATTATGGGTTGTTTCTTAAACGCCCAGGGTGTAGCCTTTTTCAGCCATTGCGATATCCAGCTGATGGACTTCCGACAACGGCATGATGAGCTTCAACTTGGTGACGCTTTCGCCATCGATCTGAGTGATGTACATGGCACCGTTGTTTTGTAGCTTCTTGATGATTGCTGGATCGAGGTTCAGATTCTCGAGGCGGTCTTCTTCCGAGTACATACCGAAGTACAAGCCGCTGTCTTTCATGGCCTGCTCCAGATGTGCCCAGCCACCCGGACCCATGCCGATCATGCGCATGACCTTGGTTTTATCCAGCTTCACTAACTCGCCGTAATTCTCGACATCGCCAGAGTGACGCAGTACGTTAATAACACGCAGCGGCAGATCCAGACAGTCAATCCTGCGAGCAAGGAACAACTCGATAGGGCTTTGTTGAACAGGCGCCGCTTCTGGGAATACGGCGTTCAGTTCCAGTTTCACACCCAGCGCGTCGAGTGCTTCCAAGAACAGGTTGAACGTCATAGCCGCCATCATGAACATGGCGGTAGCGGTGGCTTGGGTAGCTTCCCCAGCACTCTTCAGTTCCGGATGCTTTTGCATCAGGTACGTGCGGATCTTTGCAACGTAGTCTTCGTCGGAGACATTCATCTCCTTACGAATGCGCTTAAGGATGCTCTCGAAGTCGAACAGGTTGTTGTCCGACGACAGGCTGGTAAAGATTTTGTTCATGACGATTTCCTTGTTGTTGATTGTTATTTGGATTTGCTTAACGGCCGCTCAGGCCATCGTTGTATGCTTGACGCAGTTGGCGATCGCGATCGCGTTTACCTTGGCAGTAGACGCGAGCCAGTTCTGGGTTGAACTCGCCGCGATAGTACTCTTCATCACAGTCGCTGCGATTAGTTGCGACCGGAGTTGGGCGAACAACACGGGTCTGAACCGGCTGAACATACTGCGCTTGTTGTACTGGCTGCGCAGCAGGCTCATTGATCCAGGTCGTGCCGATTGGCGCCGATTGTGGTTGGCGACGATAATTGTTCTGGTCGACGTTCGCCATTTGTTGCTGACGGCGCTGTGGCGGGTTAAACGTGGCGTTAGAGGCGTCGCCGACGCTGGAACCAACCCATGCGCCACCCAAGCCACCAACGGCCGTAGCGGCGTTCTTATGGCGTGTATTGCAGTTGTGGCACAGACCACGCGCAGCGGCCGCACCAGCTGCAGCGCCGATTAGGGAGTCAACCATTTGGTTGTCAGCAAAAGCAGGTACAGCCAGCGTCGACATAACGAAGGCGATGAAGATGGATTTGATCGAGGACATGGTAGTTCCTTTGTAGTGTAAGTTTAATCGCCAGTGACGACATCACCCTTGGGCGAAGCGTAGTGGCCTTGGATGTATTGCTTGTCGTAGTAACCGTGTAAGCAGGCGTGAACATCAGTCGGGGTATCAATTACCCAGACGATCGAACCGTCCTGGAACTGATACAGCGTGAAGTCACAGACGCTGACATCGTAGCCGCCTGGTACTTCGACGTCTGCCAACAGAGCGTCGGTAACTTCAGACGGACCGCTGAAACTCAGCAACAACATAGCGCCGAATTTCATAGCGTCGAGTTGATTACCTTTGTGCATTCCTGGCACCATCGCCATGAAGTCTTGTGCTTGCGTAGCCATGCTTATTCCTTTTAGAAAATGTGGTACCAACGTTTGATGGCCAGGTTAACCTGGAATTCGTCCATGTCCAGCTTCTCGGCAATTTCCCAGTCAGCCAGTTCTGGATGGCTCGAACCCATCTTAGCGCAGATCTCGCTGCGACGAAAGCGAATGCCGGCAACAACCGCATCCATCAACCAGCCACGGATCTCAGCCTTCTTGGCTTCTTCCTCGGCGTTGCGGTGTTTGACATAGGTGTCAGCCATGCCAGCAGCCAACACGCCACAGGTAGCAACACCTGCAGCCATGACAGCTAACATCAAACCAGCGCCCAGAGTTGCACCAGCATCAACTACTTCTTCGTTATTAGTAAACTGATTCATGATATTTCCTTCTCGATGAAAATAATAAATGAGGGCATAAAAAGACATACTGGAGAAGGCTTCTGCCCTCCCCAGTAGGCCCTTAAGCCAGACTTGCGATGCGTGCCGATACGATGGCACTCATGACAACATACGCGCGGTAAGCATCGTTACGTGCTTGGTCACGCATGGCTTCTGCCACGCTGACCAGTTCGTGGGTGTCGCCCCACAGACGTTTTACATGGTTGACGTTGTCTTGCGCAAAACGTGCCTTCGTTATTAACACTTCAACGTGGCCCATCTCTGCGGTGACGGTATGGTTACTTGGTTGGCTCAGACTGCACATGGAACATTCCTTTAATGGTTACGGCATAGGGAGCGGACCTCGGTCCGCTCCCAGTGTCAATTATGCTGCGGTGTCAACTGGTTCTTGGTAGATACCAGCATTTTTCAAACCAACGGCGAGTTGGTTGGCTTCGTCAGCGGAGAACTGCGTGTCGCCGATCGAGAAGGCGACCTTCAGGAACTTCGACTGACGAACATTGGTCGTCGATGCCTCAGGGTGGCCGAAACCATTGTCGAACAGTTCAGCTGCCAGTTCCTTAGCGTCAGCCATGGAATACTCCACGCCCTTGATGAAGACGGGGATGTGCAGCAGCGCCACTGGTTGAGCTTTTGGAGCAGAGTCAGTTTTCTGGTTTGCCACGGGTTCATCCTTTTGTTCGAGGTCGATGGTTTGTTGCACGGGTTCTGCTGGAGCAGCTTTCTTTTGTGCAGCTTTGATGGTAGCGATTTCGTCAGACACCGCTTGGCGAGCGCGTTCGGTTGCAGCAGCGCGTTCGTCAGCCGCTGCCTTGTCAGCGTCGACCTTCTCGTTCCACTTGGCGAAGTCGGTAGCACTAGCGTCGACAGCTACTGGCATCGGAACTTCAGCCCGCAGCGTATAGACATACTCGCGGGTCTTGTTGTTCTTGTTCAGCTCGCGGTCGAACCAGGTCTTTTCGCCCATCCTGGCCAGCACCGAGATCCTGGCTTTGATGCTGCTAGGATTGAACGGGAAGTCCTGCATCAGCAGAACCACTTCGCCGGAAGTGTACTGCTGGCGATCGCTCATGATCTTCCAGATGGCGATGTCCAGCGTATCGCCAGGAACAACTGGAGGATGACCGGCTGCTACCACCACTGCTTCCGTAACCACAACTTCTTCAGCGGCCGGCTCGTTGCCATTGGTGGGCGCCAGTTCCTGATGCAGCGCGCCATTGGGGCTTTGGGTATCGCCCCGCAGTTGACCACTTTCTTGGTAGTAGTGGTGACGCCCGTTTTTGCCACTTGGCGCCGTAGCCGTCAGCGTAACTGGTGCGCTAACTGGCCGGGTGACACGGATGCCGTCAGGGGACAGTTTGGTCTTGAGCACTTCAGGATCGGTCGGGATGACTTCCGGCATCTTGATATGCTTTTTCATCGTGTACACGCTGTCGAGAATACCGCTGCCGTGGAAGTCGAACCATTTCAGGTTAACCTTGGCACGCACGAAGCTGTCCTTGGCTACTTCACGGTTGATACCATAGGCGCCGAGGATGTCCAGGATCTGGTTCTGGGTGCGGCCTTTACGGTCGCTGACGACTTTCCACAGGCACACCATCATGCCTTGGGTTAAGTCAAGAACACCGGATGGGTCCATGCCTTGCAGGGCGGACATTGGTGCACGTGGTTTGCCAATTTGTTTTTGTTGATTAGGGGATGGCATGGTGCTACCTTTCTTGAGGGTGTAAATGTTTTCGCCGGACTTGCTGTCCGGGATGGTGGTGACGAAGCCGTTGGTCAGCATGATGCGCAGCATCTGCTCGACTTCGTCGTCTTCGATCGATGCGATGTTCTTCAGCACTTTGATTACATCAACCGTAGTACGGCCTTTGTAATCAGTCATGACTTTCCAAACACTTGCCAATGCGTCGTCGGCTTCCGTAATACCGAAGTTGACCTTCGGTTCTTCGACAACGACTGGATCGTCCTGTACCGGCAATTCAGGACGCTTGACATCGCGAATCAGCGTGTAAGTCAAGTTACTGCGACGACCCGTGCGGTTGAACCACGACTTCGCCATCAAGGTATCCAGACGCTTATCGGCAACACCGCGGTTATAACCACGGCTACCGAGAGTATCCAGAATCTCTTTGGCATCGCGTTTCTTGAAATCGGACATCAGATCCCAGATGCCAATGTCAATCTTTTTAGGATCGATTGCATCAATGCCGGCTACACGAGTTGGACTTGCCATTACACGCACTCCTTTACTAAGTTGTACTTCATTGAACATCCTCTTATTGATTTTTGATGCTTGAGTTGTGAGACCCAAGTGATGATGAAAGTAAATAGATTTCAAATCTACTTAGATGCAAATGCATCGATAAGGGCCGCTGAGGACCCTTGCCGCTACACTCGCTTACAGGTAAGTGACGTCGGTGATTGGCGTCATTTTCCAACCGTCCATCCAATTAGCCGGATCGTTGTATGCCGCGATTGCTGCTTCCAGCGTACGGTATGTCTTCAGTTCGATTACGCCGCCAACTGAGGTACTGCACAAATGCGCAACGCCGTCTTCGTCAACGTACATGCGGTTCAGACAGAAGTAAGTCGTCTGTTCTTCGCTCAGAAGGAATACAGTGTGATTGCCGAAGCGTGCAATTGCATATGGCTTACGGAGGCGATCAACCGCTTCCTTCTGACCGGCGCGATGGTCGTCTTCTACCAGTCCGTCATTGGCTTTGATAGCAGCCAAGACAGAGTCGAAGTCAGTTGCTTTGATACCAGGGTTGCGTGTGTTCATGGTGGTTCCTTGTAGTTGATTATTGTAACGAAATGAAAGCATCTCCATTCCAATTCACAGCAGTTATATAGACCTGAGATTTTCTATTGCAATATAGTCGGCATATAGCCCCGCACCCCTTACGAGATGCGGGGCTATGCTTTAGGTCATCCAGGACAACCATGCTGGAAGACGAGACTTGGTGCCTCCCGTGGTCTTTTCTTTCTCGCGCTGTTCCTTGTGCTTCTCCGTTTGGTCGATATGGTAGTCAACCAAATTAACGAAGCATTCTTCAAAGTCAACAGCGAAAACCTTACGACCATCGTAGTCGTGCCAGTAGTGTACGATCTGACCGATCTTACCGCCAGGGGCAGGGTCGAGGTCGATCACCAAGTAATCGCCGCTTGGGTTAGCAAAGATAGGAATCCATTTCGGGTTCCACCATACACTCTTCACACCCTTGTCACCGACACCTTTATAACCTGGTTCGTCTTCGAGATCGCCGTTCAAAGTCTCCCAGGCGTCAATCACTTCAGTAATCGACATGGGTTCCCAAGGACCGAACTCGAAGTTGGCTACCGGTTTAACACGATAGCTGTCTGCACCATTGTGCATCTTCAACCACTCCACGTACGAAATGGGAAGACGGTGAGGCGAAGGTAACTTCTTCTCCAGCACTTGGATGTCCTTCATCGTGGCCGGCGGATTGAGCGCTTCCAGATCGCGCGCATTGTTTGCCTTGTAATACGCTTCAATCTTGGCAAAGGCTTCGCGGATCTTGCTCATTTTTCCACCACGTCAGGATAAACCACTTCGATATAAGGATTGGGAAGACTCAGGAACTTCTTCATCTCCGCAATCACCGCCTGCTGTTGTTCAGATGGATTCTCGACCTTGCTGTTGAACACATCCTCGAAACCTTCCGGCATGTCAGGCAAAGACGTGTCCGCCGTCGGTACTTCCAGGTCGATCTTGGCCCAGCCATGATACTTGGTCGAGTACATCGACTCGCCTGGTTGCACGAACATGTCCACTTCCCACTTCAACCCGTCCGCTGTTGGGAAGGTGTAGCGGTGTTTGATCATGCCCGATTCCGCCATGATGCGGAAGGCTTTCAGTCCATCTTCCGACGACTCAATCGGGATCTCCAACGAAGAACCATCTTGGCGCTTCAGCTTGGTGGTCATCACGTATTGCGTTTCAGTCGACGTGTTATCGAACTGCCCGCCGACAATCATCTTGCGGATAGTCTTCCTGACGCGATTAGAGCCACTACCAGCGTTTTTATCGGTCTTGTCCTGCCACAGACCCCACTGCTCTTGGATCTCGATGCTGAGGGCCTTTAAAAGCGTTTCTGGGCCTGCTACACGAGCATAAAACATGTGCTCAATCTCGTGCGAGACTTTACCGTCGGTGGCTTCCGCTTCAGTCGCTAGACCGCCAGCGAATGCGTTGGAACGGAAATTACGCATAACAGCTCCTATTTAGAAGTAGGTGGGAACAAGATTTTGATCAGTTCGATGGCCGTTTCCATGAACGTCTTGATCAGAGCGTTGTCCGGCATGGAGTGGTTGTGCACCATGATTGCCACCATCGCGCCGACGAGAATGAACATGAGCGCCAGCGTGGAATAGACAACCGTCTTCAGCAACCAGAAGCGGCGCTGGCGTTCTTCCTTCGCCACTTGCGCGTCGTAAGGTGTTGGCTTTTTGTCCTTCTCTTCTTCGTCCTCATCTTCCTTGTCTTCTTCACCGTCTTCACGCTTGACATCGCCTTGCGCGGACATGGGGAAGTGGGACAGGTAATGATTGAGCAACCGCAGTTGCTCGGAAGCTGGCAGGTACGTGATGTACCGTTTGAAATCGGAACCGTAGGTCTCGCCGGTGGCCACGTAAAGATCGGTGCGTTGAATCGCGCCGTTACCCAGGGCTATTGAGTTGTACTGCTTGACCAACTCAGCGACGGCGTCGGAGTCGTTGATCTGGCCAGCCAGATGTTGGTCATCACGGATCTTACGCAACACATGTTCAACTACACGCATGACTATTTACCTTTTTTCGCTTCGATGGCTTCGATCTCTTTCTTGGCCTTCGCTTTCAGGTCACGCACACCTTTCATGCGGGAACTGCAATTGGTGAGATGCCTGGTCTGGGAGGTGCCCCATGCCAGAGCTTTGCGCTCACGTTCTTCAACGGTTTGCAACGCCGCAGTTAGTTGGGCGACGTCATCCGTTCCTTTCGGTACAACACGGGACATGTAGTCCGCTTTTGCTGGCGGTGGCTCGCTGTCGCAGTTGACGATCTGGCTGTCTTCTGGTGCGACCAGCACATGCTTGGTGTCTACCACCACTGGCACCGTAGCACCACAGGCGGACAGGAAGATCGGGAAGGCGATCGACAGAATAACTTTACGCATGGCTGGCTCCTTTAACAGGTTCTGGTTTGCATTCGGTCGCGTCAGGATTCCCGACGCAGTAAACGTCCCAGGCCGAAGTAATGCGCGACTGACTCAGTTCTTCCGCTTTAGCAATGGTGTTATCCACCGTTGGCGGAAGAACATTGTAAACTTGTTCGATCGCCCGTTCACGTTTGTCCTGACGGGCAATGATCTGGCTTTCCTTTTTGGTCGTGACTTTAATGTCAGCCGCCACAGCAGTGCCGACATCTTCTTTCACTTTCTCCAAAGCCACAGCAACTTGGATGGTGTCATCCTGGCGTTGTACTTGAACTTCTTTGACCACCACGTCCTTTTGCAGGCCGGTGATTTCTTTCGAGTCGCTGTTGAACTTCCAGACTGCGCCAATGGCGAGTGCCGCAAGAACAACGAACAACCAAGCCGATGGGCTGAGTGCTTTCAGGAAAGCCATGATGTTACCTCATTTGTTTTAGACGAGCATAAGCGATTGCCAAGCCATCAATGGCATGTTCCGACAAACCGCTAAGAGGAGTGGAAGTTGGTACTTTGAATTCATCAAGCTTACTGATGGCTTCCAGCACCGAGACTTTATTACTGCCACCCTTTGCACCAACAGCGTTCTTCACGACCGAAGCCTCGATCAGTTTAAACGGCATAAAGCGATTGTACTCCAGTACCGCTTGCCGAATCGCATTAATCGACATCAGCAACGGACCGTAAGCACCAGGGCGTCCACGGTTAAAGTACGCGTCCTCGCAAGCAAATGCAGAAGGACGCACAAGCTGTAACCGTCGAATCAGTTCTTTCTTGTGGGCTTCCGTCCGAGCAAAGGTATGCCCATGGGTATCCACCAACATATCGTCATCGTGCATCAACTTCGTCGCCACAATGGTGTACGCTTCAAAAGAGCGGATGCGATATGTCAACATATCAACATGCAGGACACCCAGACCCAGGTTGTGTGTCCCTGGGTCTGAGGCTGCGATCGTGAATGTTGGCCGGCTGTTCTCGGGAACATGCAACATGATTTCGTTCTTTACAGGTTAAACCCCGACAAGATTGGGGGAGCCGTTAACAACCGTGACGTTTGTCTTGAACAACGGTTCGGTAGCGCCGATGTCCATGCTGAAGGTAGTGCCGTCCGAGTTAAACTGGAGTGGCGCACCGACGTTGACCAGGTCGTTGACTTGGACAGCAATCGCTTCGAGCATGTTGAAGGCGGAACCGCCCGGGTCGGTGATCTGAACTTGCTTGTCGATGCCGGAGCACAGAGCCAGTTCGGAGATGATCGCCGCATTCGGGTTGTTGTAGATGATGTTGAACACGTTCATCAGCTCTTCAACATCGTTCGTGTCAAGGATGACATTGATCGGTGCGGAAGCGCTGACGTACGTGCCGTCGGCGGTGATGACGCCAGGGTTGCTAACAGCGGGTGGTGTAGGGTGCAGTACCGATGAGTCGGGGACGTACGGTACGGTGTTCTTCACACCATTGACCACCGTGGTATAAAACATACCAGCCTGGATGTTGGTCTTGTCGATGCGCTTCAGGTAGTACGCGATATACGGTACGCTGTTGCGGGTTTCGATGCGACGCAACGCATACTTGGCACGATCGGCGGGAGCCAGATCATTGCCCAGCGGACGAAGGATCAGCGGGATGGGGCGGTAAGGCGCTGCCGAGGTAGCTTGGAAGATCTTTGGCGACATCACCAAAGCGCCATCGCCACTCATGTCAATGTCCAAACCGCCGTTACCCAGACTGAGGTAACCCAGCTTCGGATACACACCGGCGTCAGGGATTTGACCTGCTTGAACGCCCAGCAGCTCATTCAGCGTCGTATTCGCCGCCAGTACAAACGGAATGCCCAAATGCGCGCATGTCTGCAAATACATTCCATACACGGTCCGGGTGGTTTTTTCAGCCATTATTAGCCTCGTTAATTTCAGATTGATTGATCATGGCTGCCTTCTTAGCTGCCTTTGTCGCTTTTACCTTCGCCGCAATTTTCGCTTTAGTTTCATCGCTGTGCTTGAAATCTTTTCTAGCCTCAACAACCTTAGCGATATGCTCTGCAGACTTTGGCTTGCCTTTGAGGCTGTCGGAAATAGCCCTAGCGTGTTCTTCGGAATGAGAACGGCCTTTTCTTACATCGCTCATCTTTCTTTTGGTTTCTTCACTGAGAGGAGTGCCGGCACGAGATTTGTTGATATCTCCTACTCTCGCAATTCCCAATGCGTTTACCATTTTTGGATTATTACGATGTTGATCAAGAAGCAGTTGTTCTAAATCATAAGCCCGTTCCCGGTTACCAGAAGGAATCTTTGCAATGGAAATACCTTTATCGCAGTTGTATGCTTCCTGGAACTCTTTTGAGTGATGCAATCCAGATTTAAGGGTAGATCGATGTGCTGATTCGCGTGCCGCCAAGTCGCCACTACTGCCGACATAGAAGAGACCGGTAGCTTCATGAGTGATCACATAGGCACCGGGTAACTTTTCTGCCACGATGTGTTTCCTTCAAATTGTTTTAGAAAAGAATAGAATGCGTGAACATCCTTCGCCAGATGATTAGTTTTGCTGAGGATACGTTTTGCCCAGCAGTGTCTTACGGATGCTGGTTACCAACGGTTCAGCACGATCGCCCAAGTCAAATGGCAACAGTTCTGTAATGATAACTACTTGATCCAGCGGGATCAAACCAGAAGGCACGGCAGGTTTCTCGCCCGTCGTATAGTAATCAACAATGCTGGCCAGTTGCTCTGGAGTCAAGTCCAGGAAGTACTCAATCCCGATGAATGGCACCCAGCCACGAGGAATCGGACGGGTTGGCTCTGGGCTAGAGATTGTCAGGCGAGAGATCTGCGAGACAATGTTGAACGTAGTCGGATGGGTCCGCATGTCGCCGTTCAACCCGATGTTCACATCCGAGCGATGTTTGCCATACACTTTAATGTTCGGATCAATTGCCGGACAGTTCAGTGCAATCGGAATATACTGCGCAGCTGATTGCGAGATGCGATCAACGCCAACAACAGCGTCAGGGTTCTGTGGGTTGGAGCGTAAGCTACCATTCACATCACCTAAGCGTATCCCAGGCCAATCAGTTTTCCGGATCGACGAATCGTTGATCTCAGCAATCACCTGAATACCGTACGATGACAACTGGGTGAACATGCTCACCATGGAACGTTGCAGTTCCTTGATCGACTGGGTTGGATTCAGCGTCGTGCCGGTGGCTTGGCCAACGATGTCGGTATACAACAGCTCAAAGTCGTTCCGGTTAAAGTTCGACAGATCAATGTTGCGCTCCGACAGCCACGAGTCGTAAATCGTTCCTTGTGGTTCCAGTTCCAGGATGTGGTCGCTGTAGATCCGCGTCACCATGGCTTGTACCATACCGCGGCGTTCGTAGTGCTCTTGCGAGGCAATCAAACGACGTTGCATCTGGACTGCAGCATCAATCTCAGCACCCAGTGTATAGAACGCATCAATCGACAACAAATCGTTAATCTCAGGCTGCAGAGACAAAGCAGTCGCAGCAACATCGCGGGTCAGCAAGCGATGGTCAACGATGGAGTAGATGTCATCCACCGAAGGAGCGAACGGATCGTCCGGTGTTGGTAAGCGCTGTACTCGGCTAGCATACGCCAATGGCACCGTTTCCAACGTGAACCCAATCGACTTGGCGAAAGCATACATTGACAACACAAACGCTTCCTTAGCCGTCAGTGGAATCTTCTCCCCGGTTTGCGGGTTGTTGATATTGATGTAGGCAATGTACAGGTCGACACTACTTAAGTAGAGCCAGTGATTAAACAGGATCTCACTCAAGATCCATGGCGAACTATTACTTTCGTCCACCATGGAGGATTCCAAGGCCTTCGTCGCTACCACGTTCGATGGCGAGTTCTCCATCAGCGTGCGGATCTCTGCGATGGTCTCGGTTAAATTCTCACCATTATTAATAGCGAGGGGTTCTTCCTTGACCAGCATCATGTCCAACGAGATGCGGTTGTCTTCTGGCAGCACAATCCCTAGGTTCAACTGCCGTTTCCGGAAGATGACTTCAGGGTACAGATTCTCCGCTTGCTTCGAGACATCGTGCTTCATGGTGTACTCCGCCAGCGGAATATACCGTTCGGTCATGATATGCTCGGTCAACGTCTCGAACGTGCTATTACGTCCAGCATGCCGTTCGATGTAAGCAATGTTGCGGTAAAAGTACAGCGCTTGCTTCTTGGTCAGCGTGTCGATGTACGCATCCAGGTAGCCATGGCTGCCCAGATATTGGCTGATGTGGAAGCTGTGGGCTTCGTTGGTGTTACACAGTTCTGTGCGTGCCGTCAAGATAGCTTGCACCAACAACAGATGCATCTGCCCCAGCATCGTTGCACCGTAGAGTTCGTCGGTATAATCGAAGCCAGGAATATACCAACGCGCTTTGTAGTGATCGATCCAGCTTTGCAGACGATCGATCAGCGAGTATTCGTTCTCCTCCACCAAGCCTGGTGGGTAAGACAGAATCGCGCCATCGGGCGCTTTAATCGCTTGTTCAATGTCGACTGGATACAGAATACCCAGGATCAGTTCTTCTTGGTCCGGATACTTTGCCACCAGCTCAGTGTACTGTCGAGTGCCGTACTGATAGGCACGGGCAGTCGCTCGGTGAATTCGTAGGTTTTCCTTGGTAAATAAAATCTCACCCAGCGTATCCATTGAGACGACCGTCATCACTCGGTCGATTCTATGGTATTCTCCCGCAAGATTAAGATAATATTTCCAAGTCGATGGATCGGGATCGACAGGGGCAAAATAACCACTGGCGCCAGATTCCTCCGCGATCACCCACTCGTTAAGAGCTTGCGCTGAGTAAGACGATTTGATGACGATCGTCTCAGCCAGCTGCAGGGTTTTATTGATATAAATCTGATAGTTATTTGAACTCACGACTATCCCTAATGTAGAAACTAAAAGAGGTTAGTATGCCACCAAACCAACCAGACAGCGGAGTGCGTCTGATCGATTCGATCAATAGCGGTTCCCGGATTCCTGCGAGTCGTCTCGTACGAGACAATCCGAAGGCGGCCGCTATGATGAGTAAGCTGACCGTTAATCACCGCACGCCGATCCAAGGCGACATCATGCAGCAGCAGGGTGCTGGCATCAATGCGGCTGGTTTGCGTGCGGTTGCGCACGATGGCATGCAGAACGTCAATGACGCAGAAACTGTCCGTCAACTGCTGTCCGACACCGACCTCGCGGAACAGATTCTGACTTCAGTCATTCTGTCGCCGCAAGACATGATGGGTGTGAAAACCAGCTACGTCGCTGAACTAACCCACTGGAATATTCCCCATGAAACAAAAGCGTCCCTGACCAATAGCGTCCGGGAATATTTCGAAGAAGTCTATAAAATAAAGCCACGGCTGTCGTCCATGCTCGGCGACATCCTGTTCAAACGCGGTTGCTGGCCAGCAGCAGTACTCCCAGAGAATGCTATTGATGACATGATCCATGGCAATGGTAGCATCTCCATGGAATCGTTTAAAGGCATTCTCAAGCCAAACGGTCACATGGAGTCGCTTGGTATCCTGGGACCGGTCGATGCCGAGATGCCGAAAGAGATTGTCCAAACCGGCTACCGCAGCAGCATCGGTTTGGCGCTCGAACACCTGATGACCCATCAGCCAAACAAGAGTTGGCGGAATGACATCGCCATCCCATATGAACACGATAAGAAAGTCGTCGAGTTCAATACGGGCATTACGGTGACAGACAATCTGGACATCTTGAAGATGCCCAACGTCCACACCAAACTGCGCGCACAAAAGACGCGTGACATCATCGGTCGTGCGTCATCACTGTCTGCTGAGTCGATCGCTGCCCGGGTTGGTACTGCTGCTCAACCTTACGTTAACATTCGTCCCCAAGCGATTGTCAGCCAGGTGTTCCACAAGGGCCGGCAACAACAAACGCTGATCCGTGAGATCAAGACGCAAGATAAACTCAAGCGTCGTTCGATTGGCATGCCGCTGGAAATCCACTTCCCTTCGGAATCGGTGATCCCAGTCCACGTACCAAACCAACCGTCCAAACAGATCGGCTACTTCGTGTTGCTCGATCCGGAAGGCAATCCAATCAACCGCGGCCAGGGCATCAATCACTACCGTGAACTGGGCATGAGTTTGCAGAACAATAGTTTTGCTTCCTCCATGATCCAGCGCGCTGGTCTGGCCATGAGTGACAACTCGGACTACCTGACGCGCAGCAATTCGTACGCCACCATGGGCCAGATGTACGGCCAGATGTTGGAACGTGACCTGATGCAGCGCCTGCGTAATGGTCTGGTGGGTGGCAACGTTTCGATCGCTGGCAACGACGAAGTGTACCGTCTGATGCTGTCGCGTTCGCTGGCTAACCAGCAAACCCAGATCCTGTACGTGCCGTCGGAATACATGACGTACATCGCATTCGACTACCATACCAATGGCACTGGTAAGTCGTTGCTGGACAACACCAAGATCATCGACAGTATGCAAGCCATGCTAATGGTGGGTACGGTGATGGGTGCCCTGCGCAACTCTGTAGGTCGCACCCACGTCGATCTGCAGCTCGATCCAGATACACCGGACCCATGGAAAGCCATCGAGACCACGATGGGCGAAATCATGCGCATCAATGGCAATGGTTTCCCGCTGGGCACGATTGATCCACTGGACATCAAGGATGGTCTGCTGCGCAGTCAATTCGAGTTCAGCTTCTCGGGTCACCCCAAGTTGCCGGACATGAAGGTGGACTTCACCGAGAAGAACACCAACTACCAGCCGCCTGATCCGAAGCTGTCAGAAGACTTGCGCAAGCGCCGTCTGATGGCGTTCTATCTGACCCCAGAGCAAGTCGATGCTGCCTCCGGCGCTGACTTCGCTACTTCCGTGTCGAACAATTCGACGTTGCTGTCGAAACGTGCGATGGTGCTGCAAGTGGCATTCACGGAACAGGTCTCGCAACACTTGCGTAAGCACGCTATTAATAGTGCCGATCTGATCGACGAGTTGGTCGACATTATCAATGGCTCCTACGAGGACATCCTCAAAGAGTTCAAAGAAGATGAAGAGATCGAGATGTTCGATGGTACCAAGGTGACGAAAGAAGAATTGAAAGACGATCCGTTGGTCAAAGGCCAGTTCATCCGTGAATTGATCGAAGACTTCATCGGCGGCTTCTCGATGACGCTGCCAGAACCTGATACCACCAAGCTGGGTAATCTGGAAGAACTGTATAAGAAACAGAGCGACCTGATTGACGAAGCGCTGAAGGCGTGGGTATCGCAAGACATGATGGACCCAGCAATTGTGGGCGAAGAACTGTCGAGCCATATCTCCGTGATCTTCCAGCAACTGAAGTCGTACATGCTGCGTAACTGGCAGATCAAACATGGTCTGCTGCCAGAACTGAACCAACTGACTTCGCGTGACGAAGATGGTGAGGTGGAACTGGACGTCTCCGAAATCATCTCGACACACAACGCATCGATGATGGAAATCTTCACCAACCTGTTGTCTGCTAACAAGAAGGTGAAAGAGAAGAGTGCAAAAGCGCTGGAGAAAGCTGGAGTGCAAGACTCTGCGGCTTCCTACGGCGGTGACGACACTGGTGGCGGTTACGGCAACGATGGCGGTGACGGTATGGGTGGTGATTTGGATTTGGGTATGCCTAACATGGACCTGGATGACGCAGCCGCTGGCGGTGATCCAGCTAACCCTGAGGCAGAACCAGAAGCAGATCCCGAGAATCCTGACGCTGAACCAGCAGAAGGTAGTGAAACACCGGCGAACCCTGAAGAAGGTAAAGAGCCTGATGGCTCGGCACCTACGGAAGAGAACACCTAAAAAAGAAAGACAGCATAGTCAGCCCTCTCCCACCAATGGTGGGAGAGGGCGTATGCCGTCAATGGGTTGAACGGTGTCCTGCGATGTATGAATCTACAGGCGCAGCTGGGTTAGTCTTGAACAAACCAGACATGTTGTCGGTGACGTTGTAGACTTCGCCATCAACGTAATTGATGTGTTCGTTGTCAGCAATGACTACCACAGCGTGAACACCTAGACGAATAAACTCAGACGCTATGGCTTTAACGATCTTCGATTCTTCTTCAGGTGTTCGTGCCGAGACGCGGATACGAAAGTCCAGCTTATCAGTCATCATCGTCTCCTACCCAGGCTTCAATGATAACCGGTTCCACAGTACAGCCGATTTCTTCTTCTCGGTTGAACTGGGTGTGCAGAATGTTGAGCATGGCATGCGGCGATTGCACCGTAATGCTGTTGATCGAGTTGAGGATGTCTGGCGGATAATGACCACCCACAAACATGGGTTCGCCGGTCTCTGGGTTAAATCCCGTAGCCGATCCGTACTCTTGTTGCATAACACGCTCAATCGTCAAAGCAATAAACGCAGCGCCTTGATCAACCAGTTTCCGATTCTTGTCGGAGTCTTGCGCAATGATTACTTGGATTTTAACTTCAGCATCCATTTTGGCATCCAATCAAAAAAAGATCAGGGAGGAAACAAGCCACGCTTTCGCGCAGCCTGTTATCGCAACCCTGATTAAAGATACCACCACTAAAAACTTTTACGTCTGTTACTTACTTACTTGACCAGGCTGACCAGGTAGCCACCGTCAACCAGATTGGCTTCGGTGAGTTCCAGGATGCGGCCGTCTTTGGTCACGACCAGTTGGCGAGCAACCAGTTGGCCGTTGTTGTCCGACGAGAACACGGAGCATGCCAGTTCGTACAGTGCCGGTGTATGCGCTTTGGTCAGCATGTTGCCGACCTTGGACATACCAGCAACCTGCAGATCGTGCGACAGGATGTTCAGCATCGAGAAGCGCACGGTGGAGCCGAAGAACGTGAACTCCGGCGTATCGTCACGGCCTTCCCAGCTTTGGGTCAGCAGGTTCGATACCATCAGGTCGTGGATGTGCTTGCCGGAGTCCTGGCTCATGTCCGGCGTGCCGAACAGCGCTTTGATGCGCGTTGCCTGGTCTTTCAGGAAAGCACGCTGCATCTTGTCGCTGTAGTTGGTTTTCAGCAGACCGAGCAGTTGGTCCAAGTCGTTGGCGAAGTCGTCCACCGTAATTTCCGATGGCAGGATCGACAGGTTCTTGTGCAGGATCGAGTTCATCAGATCCGTCAAGCGCAGGGCGATTTCCGACAGCAGTTCCGGCGACGCCGACGAGCCGTTGGCTTTCAGCTCTTCACGCAGTGCGATAAACGTGCTGGCATTAGCCAGCTTGTTCACCAGCGTGTACTCGCTCTTGGTGCCGATGATCGGCGAGTACACTTGCGCGTAGGCCTGGAAGACCATTGGCACGTTTTCCTTGTCCACGGCAGCCAGCATCTCGGTGCGCACATCCTGCACCGCGCCTTCCAAGGTGTTAGCGATCAGAACCGCAGGCAGCGCCATGTGATGTTCCAGGCGTTTGCCGTCATTGTCCACGGCGTTTTCTTCTTCCTTGGCATCGCGCACACCCTGGGTGACTTCAGCCATCAGTTCGCTGTTGTCACGGATGATGTCCATGCCGCCTTGTGGCAGGCCGAACAGGGTGGAGATGTTGTGGCGGTCGAAGTCGATCATGTTCAGGTCGGTTTTGATGGGGAATGGAATGGTCTTGCCGTCTTCAATCTTGTACGCCATCTTGATTACGACAGGATTGTAAGCCATCGGGTAGTGCATCTTTTCCGAGGGATTCCATTTAACGCTGTCGACGTCGACGATAGCGCCGGATTGATTTACTGGCATCGCAGTTGCTCCTTTGGTTTGGGTTGGGACCGGCTGAGCCATCGGCGCCGGCTGATGATGCACCGGCGCCGCAGCGACCGCCGCTGTGTTACCGTAATCGCGACCGCCGCCAGGACGGCTACCACCAACTGGCGCACCATAGCCGCCGTTGCTTGCCGCTGCAACTGGCGCTGGTTGGTATGCGTTACCGGCTGGCGTTGGGTAACGGTTGGCCGCCATGTTCGCGCCAGGCACAACCGCTGCACGGTTGGGTTGATCGCCCCCACGGAACTGCATGATCATGGTTACTTCGCGTTCGAACTTCTGGATGGTCTGCTCGATGCCGTAGCGATCGTTGGGATCAACGAACTGCCACAGACCCGGGAACAACTTCAGTTCGAACATGGTACGCAGGTTCAGATATACCGGCACCAGCTGGATGAAGACCTGGTTAGGGTCGATCTGCTGCGGGTGCATATTGGACGTCTGAACTGCGATGAAGTCAGCGCAATTCGCCACCTCACGGTCGAAGTCCTGGTTACGCCAGGCGTTGTCGATCATGTGGTTGTAGAAATGCATCGAGATCGGCCCTTGTGCTTCACGGGTGATCATGTCCATCATGAGACCCGTCATGTAGCGCACGTAAGGTGCAATCCATTCAGCCATCGGACGCACATTTGGTACATGCGGCGGGTTGTTTGGATCGTAGGACTGCAGCTGGTACATTGGCTGGTCTGTCGAATATTGTTGATTATGCATAGCTACTGTTTTCCTCTTTTAGTGTTGTGGTGGTTATTATTTTTTGCAGAACATGCCGCGGATACGTGCGGCGAACATCTTAGTTTGGATGATGAAGCGCTGCCAGCGAGTGCGTGTCTCGCGCACACCGATCCTGTTGGTATGTTGTTGATTATTCATGGCAGTGCTCCTTTGGTTCAATTACCTTTCAATGAGCGCTTGCGCATGATCAAACGTATCACTGAAATTGGGGTTACGGAGAATCACATTGTCCAGCGTCAAGCCAACAAACGGATTGATGCGGAAATGTCCCGATGGTTGAGACTTAGGAAGATTGGCATACCCGCCGACTTCGACGACGGAGATGTGCAATTGGTTTATCGGGTCGCGCAACTGTAACCCGCCTTTCTTCCGGCTCATCTTGTTGGTGTGCTGCTGCGGCACCAACAAGGTCGTGATCTTCATCACTTTGTTGTCACCCGGGTAGCTGTTAGCCGACACAGCACCAGAGGACTTGTAGATATGGAAGATCGCCCCCGTCCGGATATGGTTACCGAATACGTGGTTGATCTTGTCTGGAGTCAACGATTGTTCCTCGCAGAGCTTGAGCATACGGAAGCCCAATTCCATGATGGCCTTGCTGATATCGAACAGAACGAAGTACAACACGTTCAGTTCTTTATCGTACATCGAGGACAGCTTCTTCCGGTTGGCCAGCAGCATTGGATCGAAATCCTCCACCATACGTGCGAACAGCTGATACACGTTGTTGACCTGGTAGCCAATGTTCTCGAGCTGCTCGCGCACGATAGGATCGATGTACTCGTCCAACGAACGCATGTGGCTTTCCATTTCCTTGAGCACCTTGCCAACACCAGAGCTTGGCGCCACCAGATGGCCGAGGATCAGAATCCACAGTCGCTTCTCATCGGTCAACTTCACTGCGTCCTGGTTGATGACGTAGTTCGACAGATGGTTCACGCGTTCCGGGAAGCGGTCAGCGATGTAGAAGAATGCACCGATCAGGTTGTGCGTCATCGCATTCATCTGATCTTTCGGCACCGCAATACGGATGTTGGTTGGCCGGTAGTTGTCGTTGTTACGACCTGCCGGTGCGCCGTTGTCCGAGTTACGGGTAGTGCGTGCGATGAACCACTGATCAGGTGGATACTTCTCGCGGGTGATGTTCTCGGCGTCGCCGACCACCACATCGCACTTGGCAAACTCCTGGAACGTCTTGATGATGCCGTACTTGCAGAACAAGTAATGCGCCAACGTCGATTCAGCAGTGACGTTGTCCGGATCAGTCTTATCCCGGACCACTTTCTTCTGGTGGATCTTCGACCACACGACGTGTGCAAAGGTCTCGCTATCATCCAGGATAAAGTGTTGCGAGATACGATTGATGTTGAAGCGGGTCTTGATCAATCGTACAAAGATGGTCTTGCGCATCACCGAGATCACACGGTCCGCCAACACAGGAGAGATTGTGTAGCGCGAATCGCTGATGGTGATGAAGCCACCGTCAGAGACGAACGGCAGATACAAGTACCGCGGCCGCAGTTTAACACCGTTGTATTCGAATTCATAACGCATCATGTACACGTCGGAACGTGCGATGTCGTACGAAGAACGCTGGCTGGTTTTAGTTGCTTTTTGGTTGTGCCGTTTGGTCGCTTCGATGTACTCTTCCCGTGGCGAGCAGCGGACGCCACGGATGAATTTCAGACCCGGTGGAAAGGTTTCGGTGATCGACCGGAACAACATATCCACGTAACGCTCTGCCTTCGGTATCTCAGAGACCGCGAAACCATCCGCAATCTTCTTATTGAACTTTGGCATGTCTTCTTTGATAAATGCCCGCAATGCTGGGTCCATATTTCCCTCTCCTTTTATCTACTACCGAACTCCATTTGTTCTGAACGCTTTGTACGCCATCAGAATCGTTCCGATCCCTGCGAGGATGGTAGGCAGGAACTTGATAAACTCTGACGTGTCCTTACGATCATGCGACTTTCTTTCGTATGCATCCTTCATCTTCAGCTTCTCCAATTCGAGTAAACTCTCTTGGCGTTGCTTCAATTCTTCCATCGAGCGTTGTAACAACAACCGCTCAAACTCCACTTCCTTCAGCCGACGGTTATTCTCTTCCAGTTCTGTTTCATACTTGAGTTTGTCACGCTGGAAGTTCTGGCGTTCTATCAGCATGCTGTGCTCAAGTGTTGCAATCTCACGTTTCCGTGTGGCAGCAACATCACCAAAGCTCGACGCCTGTTCGAAGGTCTGGTAGATACCCAGTTGCTTCTCTACATCCTCAAACGGGTAGAACGTTGTTGATACTTCGTCAGGATTGATCTTTCCGTTTGTCGGCTTGCTAGATACAATATACAGACCGTCCGGTCTATTTTTATCCGTCCTTGCTACAATTTTGTAAACTTGGTTGCAGATAGGCAAGTAACGGTCGCCATACTTTCCTAGGTTGTCAATAATTTCTACCCAGAAAATGAATCCGTGCTTTGCCTTGATTGCTTCTGCTGCTTGTTCTGCTTCCAATTCCCGCCCCGCGTAGCTGTGTGGGTGGGGGATTTGGTATGGCTCATCGCCGAACTTGAACAACGTATCCAACTCGTCATGGTAGAACATACCGTTGGTTGATGCCAAGTCCCTTTCGGTGAACATATATTCAATTGTGCAGCGAATCTCTCGCTCGCGTCCAAACGTGTACACGTTATCGTACACCTTCAGATATGCTTCCCGGAATTGTGCCAATGCTCCCGGAACATTCTCTTCCAAATTCTTGAAGTACACCCGAGCAGCCTCAACACAGGTTGCCCCAACAATCAGTTCATGTTGCACCAAGAACTGTTGATCATGCGATCGCGCTGTCCGCACTGGCACAGCTGGGAAACTCATCTCCAAACCAGAACGCAATTTCGCACGCACTGGCTGCGTCATGTTGTTAACGTAGCGTGTGTTGATGCGGAAATGAGAAATACCGCCTGGCTCAGTTTCATCTGCTTTAATGCTAGGCAGTCGCACTTTGCCATAATGGGTTAAGGTTTCCTGTTTCATGATTGCTCTTCTCATCTCTAATTGTTAGTTTGCATAATGAGGACAACACACCCATTACCTTGACATGAGAGTGATATAGTCGTGAAAATATTTAGAGAAATTTTAACGGCATAAATAACTCCTTCCCTCCAACCCGAAGGCCGGAGGGAAGTAGCCCCAATGCTAGTGCTAACAAGGTTAGCTTACAACCATGGACTAGAGGAGAGTTGTTATTCACTCCCCTCCTCCAATCGAAGCTGCTTAAGGAACCGTGTGCATGAACACTGGCACTTTGGCGTTGACCACGTCTTCGATGCCGTGCACGTCGATTTCCACCAGCAGTGGCAGGTTGACGTGGTGGCGGAAGGCCGGCGAAACGGTGATCTCTTTCGAGGTCTGGCCGTCGCGCGATACCGGCAGGATGATGGTCATCTCTGGACGGTACTGGGTGGTGCCGAAGTGCAGGACGTTCGCAACGCCTTGGGCAGCAGTTTCCATGTTGCCGAAGGTGATGTACATCTTGTTGCGCATGCGGATGTTGGTGTCCGACACGACCTTCACAGGGAACTTGTCGCCCAGCAGACGCAGGTCACCGGTCACGTTCAGGTACTGCTCGATACGTGGGTCGGTGGCGATGATCACGGTCGGGATGACTTGGTTGCCGCCGTTCTGCGACGCCGAAGCCGGGCCGTAGGACGACAGTTGCCACATCTTGAACACGTGGTCGCGGATCATGTTGACCAGCGACGCCTGGATGTCAGCAGCACGCTCGTGCGACTTGATGGAATCGACCACGGTCGGAGCGTTGTAGACGTCCGAAGCGTAGTACGGGTCCAGCAGGAAGCGCGCCAGGCCGAAGGTTTCGACGGTTTCGCCTGGTTGTACGTACTGGCCTTGCATCGACTTCATCAGCGCAGCGTGCGATTGCAGCACGTCCACGGCGTCGATCGACGAGCGGGTCTTGGTGGTGAACACCAGGAACGACAGGTCACGTGCGTCGTTGACGTCGCCGGCGCTGTGCGGACGGATGATGGAAACCGGAGCCAGCAGGTTCAGTGGGTAGAACTGCTTCTTCGTGTTGGTGTCCATCGTCTGGCCACGCAGACGGCGGTTCAGGTTCGAACGTTTTGCAGCCAGGTTGTAGCCGACGACTTCGGCGCCGATGAACAGGTCAGCGATTGCTTTGCCAGGACCGGAGGTGGTCGAGACAGCAACGCCGTTCTTCGACAGCAGTGCCACGTCGACAGGGCCGCCGTACACATGGCCCGAGCCGAATTGCAGGTTCAGGCGACCGGAGACGGAGACCGACAGGCGGGCTTCGTAGTTGCCGGATACCAGGGTTGCCAGAACGGTCGAAGCGGCGCCGGCCGCGGTCTTGATGGTGCTGTCCACTTTCAGCGAGCTGTTGTCGAACGACAGCTGTTGATCGCGGTAGTCGCCTTGGGTAGCTGCGTAGTACGAAGCGTACGGCAGTTCCTTGACGTTGAACTTCAGGATTTCTTCGCTGCCGGCGGCGCCGACTTTGACGTAGATCTCGCTCAGGAACACGCCCGGATCGATCGAGTCGGTCTGGTCAGGCAGGCCTTTGGAAACCATCGCGTCGGTGTGCGAGATCGCGAGCAGGTCGAACTTCGGACCGATCTTCAGTGCCGAGGTAACGATTTCGCTGCCGTCGGACATTTTCTTGGTGATCGGGTCCAGCAGGGTGTCGTCCAGGAAGTACTGCTTGCTGTCGTCGCGCAGCACAGGCACCAGGTCGGACGCGTCGTTCTGCAGCAGTTCCGGATAGGTCTGCGCACGGATGACGTTGTAACGGTTGAAGTTGGTCACGGCGCCGCTGGTGGAGCGTTTGGCGTCGTCTTGCAGCAGTGCCAGGTCGATCGACATGAACAGGCCGGCTTCGTTCGGCGGGATCACCACGGTCGGGAACAGCGTTTCGGCCAGCTCGGATTGGCGGGCGCATTCCAGGTTGAAGCCGATCGAGAACGCCACCGAGGTCGAGGTCGATTGCTCGTCGTAGGCTTCGTTCGAGGCACGGCGGGCATACGGGGTGCTGTCGGCGACGCCGCAGACCACGATACCTTCGGTGCTGATGCGGTTGGTGGTCGGAGCTGCCAGGGCGGCGCCCAGGTTGTGACCCAGCAGGCCGGCGATGGTCGCGGCTTTCAGTTGGTTCTCGTTGTAGCTGTGGGTTTTCTTACCGGACTTGTCGTCGGTGGTGCCGTACGATTCGATGACGAAACCGTCCAGCGCGCCCAGCAGGCTGGTAGCTGCGTCCTGGATCGAGGCGATCGCGGTGTGATTGCCTTGGATGGATTCCAGATTGACGATATTCTTGCCGATCTCGGCGCCGGTGCCACTCATCGCGAAGTTGTCAACGTGGGCTTTGGTTTGTTCCAGGAAACCAGCCAGGCCGGTTGCTGGCTGCGAGCCAGAGAAGATGATGCTTTTCATGTTTGTGACCTATCCTTGTCAGGAAAAATGGAAAAGGGGTTTTGCTTTGGGGCTTTTCAGCTCAAATCATTAGATAATTATCTACTCACAGAGTGAGAGAATAATCAAGCCAAGGCTTCGAGATACTTCCGGAAGTATGGTGTCTTGCACCCCGAGGCGTACGAGTTGTACACATACAATACTTTTAACACATCCTTGCAGAGTGCAAATTTATTGGCTGCATAATTGGCCGACTCGAAGAACGCCGGATACACGACGACGATCAAGAACTCACGCTCCACGTCATATGTAATAAAGGGGTGTTCATGCGACACACGACCAGCGTTGACTGGATCGAAACGCATGTTCACTTCTGCTTCCGCTAATTGGCCCCATGCCAACGAGGACAAATTCTGCAGACCACGACGCAAGTTATTATCATTTGCATCGCTTGAATTGGAAACGCTTTTCTCCCACACGGAAGTGAGCGTGTAGCTTTGCAAGCTCTCCGTAATATTCGTATCACCGACTACGCAGCAGCTCTGGCAGTCAGGGACGCGGCGTCCATCGCTCATCTTTTCGATGAAGGGATTGAAGTTCTGGAACAGGAGCATGTTGCCCTGCTCTTGTGCACTCAGGAACTGGCTGATCTTGCGATAGTCCAGCACTGTCGACAGCGGCAGGTTATTACGCTCCAGCATCCCCGCAATCCAGTAGGGGACATAAATGACTTCTTTCTTTTGGTCCACGATAACAAACCCCCGTAGGAAACCTGATTTAAAAAAACAGACTCAGCCTTTAGTATGTGGAACTATAGGCACTCATATAACAACCGACACGCAACGTGTTTAAACAATACCAGAAAACATAGCGATGGATACTAAACTCTTGCTGGTGAGCGGCATCTCACTTCTCTACCGCGAAAGTCAACAAGTGGGTCATACCAATAACGCAGCGGAAGATGTGTTAAAGGTCGTAGAAGAAATCAAAACACCCGAGATGACACTCGGTCGTGAAATCCGGGATCGCACAAGTGAAGTATTGATGGGGCTACGGGAGACAGCCTTCTACATGTGCGGCTTGCCGTTTGACCACACGTACGAGCCTCAGGAGCTGCTACAGCGCCTCAAGATGAACGTGGGTGATGATGACATCACCTTCGAAGCCTTGCAGGCTGGCATCCTGCCAGAACTGTCAGAGAACGCCCTGAAGCGCACTTGCTTGAACTTGCGTAATCAGATCCGTAACTACTTCCGGGAGAAGGAAGTAACCGATGTGATCTCGCGCGCCTTTAACAAGGTCAAGTTCAACAAGACCAAGATCACCAATATGCCAGCTTTCGTTATGGAGCTGACAGAAGCCCTGTCCCCTTACATCAGTAACAACCTAGAGAAAGATCCGGCAGTCGTCGATGAAGTTGACTTCAGTCAGCTCGACCAAGTGTCCGCCGTCTTTAAGTCGGTAAAGGAAGCCGACGAAGGTGGTTCGATTCTGAAGCTGGGTCTGCAAGGTAAGAACCGCATGCTCGACGGTGGTTATCGTCGCGGCGAAGCGGTATTGTCTTCAGCATTGCCGCACAACTTCAAGACTGGTGGCAACCTGACCGACTTCCGGCACACGGCGGTGTACAACACGCCCGTGTTGCGCGACCCGAACAAGAAGCCGATGTTGCTCCGCATCTCGTTTGAGGACAGCTTGAAAGAGAACTTCACGTTCCTCTACGAGCAGTTCTATACCAACGAGCACAAGAACGATGCAGTCAAGACCTTGCCGGACTTGGCTGACAAGACAGAAGAAGAACTGGCCGCTTACTTCATGCCTCGCATGACTGCCACAGGCTTCCATATCCGCATGATGCGGGTGAACCCATCGCAGTGGACCTACCTGGATATCCAGAACAAAGTCCTGGCGTTGGAGTCGGAAGGCTTTGAGGTTATTGGTCTCTACCTCGACTACCTCGGCATGGTCCCAACCACGGGTTGCATCATGACCACCGCTGGTTCGGATATCCGTGATATGTTCCGTCGTCTGCGTAACTTCTGTGCACCACGTCACATCCTCTTCATCACACCGCATCAATTGTCGTCCGATGCGAAGAAGCTGGTGCGCGAAGGTCACAACAACCTGGTCAAGCTGTTGCCAGGTAAAGGTTATTACGATGGTTCGCAACGTCTGGATCAAGAGGTGGACCTGGAGATCTTCCAACACATCGAGTACGTTAACGGCAAACCGTATCTGACGTTCCAACGCGGTAAACACCGCAAGACGCGTCAGACCCCACGCATCGACCATTACTTTGCTTTACCATTGCACGAAGTCGGCAATTTGCTCGACGACGTCGATGGTCCAGATACCACGCTGCGTAAGCCTGGTGCTGGTCCGATTGGTTCTGCCCGCGAAAACCCTGTCTGGGACTTCAACAACGACTTCATGCAGTAATCATCCTCTTATTTTCACACCCACTCGCTAACCGCCTATTGTGTGGTTAGCGAGTGGGTGTATTGTGTCGCTAGAACGATTCGACTAAAATATTAAAGGATGAACGATTATGTTCAGCAGTTTACGAAAGATGATAGGTAACATCCACGTTGTGGAGGAAGGCAACTTCATTCGCATCGAAGGACTGCCTACTTATCAGTACATCAACGACCTGCAGCGTATCTGGCGCACGTCGAAGATCGGACTGAACATGTTCAGCAAGGTCACGAGCAGTTACGTCGTGTTCCACAAATTCTTCCTGCCAGAAGTCATCTACACGCTGCAAGGGGCGTTGGATGATCCGAAGCGTGGCCATGGCTTCAACTACCGCGCGATGCGCAAAGCGTTGGAGGAACTGACCCTCAACACTTGGTATGCCCGCACCAAGGAACGTTTCCCTAACATCCTGGACTTTAGCCAGCTCGACCAGCTGTCGGTAAAGCTGTTTGAGACGCAGCGTGAGTTCTTGGAAGTCTACAACGAGCGAGTTCCGCAGTACAATCTGCACGGCTACATGCTTGGTGCTGACCCAGGTACAGGTAAGACAATTAACAGCATTGGCTGGAGTGTTTGCTTAAATCCCGATGTGACCATCGTTATCTCCCCCAAGAACGCCATAGATCGCGTCTGGGGGGCGACATTGGCCTCTGTCTTTAAGCAACCCATCAGTTACTGGGTTTCGTCCTCTAACGAGCCTCTGGTGCGTGGTAAGAAGTTTTATGTCTTTCACTACGAACAGCTCGAACGTGCGGTCGAATTCTTCAAGACATACAAAACCAACAAGCCTGCGGTCATCTTGGATGAATCGCACAACATGAACGAGATCGAATCTCTGCGGACGCAACTCTTTGTTGATCTGTGCACGACGGTGTTGCGGTCGCAACATGTGTTGTGGATGTCAGGCACACCGATCAAGGCCATCGGCAAAGAAGTCATCCCACTGCTTAAGACTATTGACCCATGGTTCGATAAGACCGCTGAGGAACGCTTCTTGGCGATCTTTGGTAAGAGCAGTGCGAAGGGTCTGGACATCCTGGCCAACCGCTTGGGTTATCTGGTCCATCGCGTCACCAAGACCAATGTGGTCACCAACGTGATTGACCGCCAAGAGTTGAAGGTGGCAATGCCAACCGGCAAGCAGTTCACGCTGGAAGCTGTGTCGGCAGAGATGCGTGAGTTCGTTGCGGAGCGCATGGAGTACTACCGCATCAACTTCAAGAAGTACGAAGCCCAGTATGAACAAGGGTTGCGGATGTGGGAGAAAGTCATTGCCCATGACCGCAAGCGTCAAGATCTGTACTCCGTGTACAAGCGCTACGTGAACATGATTCGTACAGCGTACGACCCAGAGTCCATGAAAGAAGAGTCCAAGTACTGCAATCGCTACGAGAAAGAGATTGCTGCGCATCTGACACAACCTCTGCGTGACCAGTTCCGCAATGCCAAGAGTGTGGTGAAGTATTATGCGCTCAAGGTACAAGGCGAAGCACTGGGGCGCATCTTGGGCAAACGTCGCATGCAGTGCAACTTGGACCTGGCCATGCAAGTTGATTTCGAATCTGAGATCGACAGCGCTCGCAAGAAGACGGTCATCTTCACCAGCTACGTGGAAGTGGTGGACAAAGTCCATGACAGCCTCGTGCTGAAAGGTTACAAGCCGTTGCGTGTGTACGGTCTGACCAACAAGGATCTGCCGAACATCATTAACTCGTTCGAGAAAGATCCAGACATCAATCCATTGATTGCGACCTTCCAGTCGTTGTCGACGGCTGTACCGCTGATCATGGCATCGACAGCGTTCATGATGAACAGTCCGTTCCGTGTCGGTGAGTTGGAGCAAACGGAAGCACGTCTGGACCGTGTAGGTCAAGATGGCGCAATTCGTTTCGTCAACGTCCTGCTCGATACTGGTGGCGACCCCCACCTCACCACCCGCTCGAACGACATCCTCGAGTGGTCGCGTGAACAAGTGTCTGCCATCATGGGAACGCCTGTTTCAGCGGAACTGTCGTTGGAATCGTTTGCTGATCCAAAAGCTCCTAAGGGCGATGATT